CAACATCCGCTTTGCTTCTCGCGGGAAGTTACGTTCCAGATAAGTAATGTTCCTCTGGAATTCAACAAGACCCCTATGCTCTATTTCAAACATCTTGATTCACCCCGAAATCAAGCTCCTGCATTTTCATTTCCGTTTCCCCGCCGCTTCCACCGCTGTCATCGTCAACATCGTAGTACATCATTTCCATGCGAGACGAGAGCACGCCATCTGTCACGTCTGACTCAACACCTTCTACGAGTTGTATCGTCCTGGTCCCTACTTTCAGTCCGTGCGAAAACATAGACTCTATACCTTGCGTTTTTTCCACAGTGTCGAGCTTGTACTTGTACCGATCCTTGGGGAAGTAGTAGATAACCACCGTCAAAGATCGCATAAACTTGCGTAGGTAATCAGTCCGGGAAATGTTTTCTAAAGTCGTGAAAAAGGAAGGTCTTACGAAACCTTCTTTTACATCCTCGGACGCCATTATGCTTATGTTTGGGTATCTTTCAATGATCTTTTCGTTCACAGCTGTAATGATGTTCTCTAACTTGACCGTCATTCGATCACTTCCTTGACAAATATCTCAAGTTCCTTGTGCGCAAAATACGGATCAAGAATGAATTCAATGTCAAATCGATGGTCACCGAACATAATGTAATCGTTCTTTGTTATGTTTTTACCGGAATTGTAGCGCACTATTATTTTGTGGGTTACGTTCGTGAGTATGGTTTCTGCCTGCGCGCGCTGCATGTTGCCTGTTTGGGGCATTATTTGCGCCGATATGGTTTTCTGTTTTTCGAAATCGAAATATTTCTCCTTGAGCTCATTAAGTTTTTCTACCTTGGAGTATACATCGACTCGTTTGTTTAGTTTTCCGGGATTCATGCGATCACCTACAATAAATTGATAGAGTGCATACCCAATATCGTTTCCACGACCTTATTGAGATTATTTTTATCTACATAAAGGGTTCTGTTATCGTACATATCCTGTCCTAAGACATAGACGACAATAATAAATTCACTATGAGCATCAATATCGCCTGATGAAAGCCCTGTGTACGACTGAACAAAAGACTTAGCGACTATCAGTATAGTATCTAATTCTTCGATCTCTGAGACTGTTAATCCCTCAATTTCGAGTTTTAGGTACTCTGCTAATTTAATATTAGTAATTTCACTTACCTTAGTTATCCCCATCGGACTTCACGACCTTTTTAGACTTATCTGGCTTTACTTCTTCTACGTATCCAGCCTGGAGAAGGTCGGAGAGTATTGCTTTATCGCTACACTCTCTTTCCTCACCTTTGTACATAGAAAAAGCACCAGCAAAACTAATTAGTGCTCGCACTTTCATAAGTTATCTCCTAACCCGCTGCTTTCATGACTAGCTTGGCAATCTTTTGAGCATTCTCTACCTTGGAATCAAGTTCCATCCATCCCACGACCCCGATAGCGTGTTGAGTTGCAAATTTCTCACGCAAGACTTCAATGCTCACATCTTCAGAAAGCTTGACAGCCAATCCGCTCATGTCTCCGTAGTAGATAGCCGTTTTTCCAGCAAGCATAGTTGACATATTAGACGATACATAGACATCCTTGCCGAATAGAGTATATCCCCATTTTGCAGTAGCGTCCTTATTGAGGATGTAATCACCACTGCTATCCTTCAATTTTCTGATGGCAGTTCTCGTAGCTTTGTTCATGATCCAGATTGCCCCACCCTGATACATGTCAGGAACGGCCTCTTGAAGATCAATTAATTCATCAGCTGTTATTGCCGTTGTTGCGGCAGCAGTAATGGATTGGGTTACACCGCTTAACCCCGCTACTTTATCGGTAGTCCCATTAAGTAGTTCCTTCTCAATCCATTTGGCAATAGAGTCGGCCATGGCACCGATTACAAAGTTAACGATATCAAATTGACTGTTGTTAACCAATGATTTGGATACCTTACAAAGAGCACCAGCAAGGAACCCTTTTAATTCCACGCTAAGGAATTTCCCCGACTTAGACTCTAGGTCACTGAACTCCGTTGCATACGCCATGGTGATAGCCTGGGTTTCCTCGTCGTAATAAGGGACATTTAATGTACCGCCAACATTGTAGCGAGTAGCCAGTTGGTAAATTGGGCAGATGTCGTACACTTTTTTGATGATTTTATCAGCGATAGAAGAAGGGATGATCGCTCCGTTATCACCGGTAGTGAGGTTTACGTCAGCACGCTGCTCTACGACACCCCTGATGTAGTTAGCAAAAGCTCTTTCTTCAAGCTCCTCGGCCCTTAGTTCTTCCTTTTTCTTGTCATCGACAACGTTAAGGGTTAAATCCCTGGCTCTTTCCTCGGCCTTGATCGTCTTATCAATGCCGGCAATTTCAGCCTCCAACGCAGTGAATTTTTCCATTTCCTCGGTGCTCATAGCTCTAGTTTCGCCCTTGGCAGCATCGACAAGTGCTTGTAATTCAGTTACTTTATCGTTTCTTTGCTCATTTAAGCTTTTCAGGTTTGCCCGGAATTCAGCAATTCGAATCTTCTTTTTCATTACTTTCCCTCGCCTTCTTTTAATGCATAAAAAATAGCCGCTTACTTAGTAGCCCTTAAGGTCACTTATTCTTTTTTCGTACCCAGAGTAGTCGATTGGCTCATCTTTAGCCTTTGGTTGTTCGATTTCCACCGTGATAGCCCTGAATTCGTCTCCGCGTTGTTCGGCAATGACTTCTTGCTCGGCCCTATGCTCTATGGATGTACCGGTATAGATCGGAGACATTCGATCATCGATGATTGAGACTTCAAACAAGTCGAGATCCTCTACATGTCGGCGCGGAAGTTGATCGGCCCGCTCTTCCATCCTGTCTTTGTTAACGTACTGTCCGAATGACCATCCTCTAAGCTTCTTTTGTCGCGCCTTTTCGATAACCTCAGGATCAGTTACGACGGCAATAGCTCGGAGACCAATGTTATCCTCGAAGAGTTCAATGTTACCGTCTTTAGTTGATCCGAGCTTTCTTGTCTTGTCATGATTGAGTAATAAATCAACGTTATCTGTTCTGTCTAAGGCACGCTGAAATGCCCTTGGCTCAATTTGCTCGACGCATTTCCCGCGAGGCGTGATGATCGGCCTACTATCCCTGGCTACAGCATTGACATAGCCATCGAGAAGCACGCTATCGTTTCTAATTTCAATCCTAATCTTCATCACCCCCCTTCACTTTGTCGATTTTGTTGGTCTGGTTAGTGTTTGGAGTATATATTGTCTTTGTCTTAACGTCATAAAGCACAGAATCCAAGCCAAGCTTGATCCAATTAAGACCTAACGCAGGTAAGTCTTCCATAAACCTAACCTCATCAATTTGAAGAAAATTAGCATCAATGCCTGTTTTGTAAGCGTCAAAGCGTTCTTTGATATCGCCTTTTAGCATTTCTTTCGTATCGAAGGCAAAATAAAAGGACCCCTTCTCTTTTTCAAGAAGCAAATCCCTATTTAAGGCGCATTCAATTACTCTCAATACGGGCATGACTCCCATTTTAAAGGCGTTGGCATATTCGTGGGGTGACGCAGTGCCTTTAATGATATTGATCGGTATGTTGATTACCTTGCAGATTTCAGCAGAATTAGTCTCTTTGTTTTCATTCAACTGCATTTCGACTGAAGTATTAGAAGCCTCCTTGAACTCAAGACCATCGTTAAGCACAACAACATTGTCGCTATTGTTACTGTATAGATTTTTCCAAGCCTCTTTTAGCTTGTCGATCACATCTTGGGTAAGCTTTTTGGTGGATTTCAGGAATCCCTTCTTGTTGCCGCCTTTTTTGACCAGATTCTCTTCATACACTAAAGAATTATAGGCAACGCTTAGTATTAGGTAATTTTCCTCTACGATACTAATTCCGCTTGCCCCATCTTTTGTGTTTCTTAGGATTTTCATAAATTCATAGGGCTTGTAAGGTTTTCCGTTAACTGAAATGTCATAATCCTTGAATATAGGATCTACGTTTTTATTAACGGATATATTTGTTTCGTCGACGTAGTACAACCCTGCAACTTGATTCCTTTCTTTCCCTATATAAGCATAGCCCCCTTTCCCGAGAAAGTAGTCATTGATTAAAGCCCTCCAAAACTGTACAGCATCTAGCGTATCGCCCGTATCGTCGTTTAACAGATAAACTCGTTTATCTCCCTTGACTTCCTCGGCTTTCCCGTCTTTCTCCTGATACAATTTGATTGGCAGTATTGACACTGTATCGGCAACAAAGTTAATGCAACTTTTTAAACTCGGGATATTTAACGCTTCCGCCTTTGTTACGGTCGACGATCCTAACAACGCCCTTATCAATACATCGTCCACTGGTGGCTCGATTGGTGCATCCGCTCTTTTTTCTTTGCGACTAAACCATGCCATTTTTTACATCACCACCTCTCGGACGGCCACAGTTAACAAAATGTGTAGCCGATTATCTTGATGCCCTTGGCGTGCTTATGTTCCAAGTCCTCTCCGTAAGTATTTTTGTAATACTCCAACTTCTTTTCTAGGTTTTCAACAGGATTGATAATCAGTTCAGGCGATTCAAACCCGGGCATTTCAACGATTAACCCCAGGCTTTGCTTTGTTTTTATTGCTGTTTTGACTACGAATTCTAGCTCACTCATTTTTTCCAATTCCATTGTCTGCACCTTCCTTCTAAATCACCTGGACGTCGAAGTCGTCCGTTCCAAACAACATATCTTGTTGCAATAAATAAGTGGCATTAATTAATGCCACTACCATATCAACCTTACCAGCTGATTTCTTTTTGTTCACGTATTTATTTAGATTCGTATCTTCGGTGCAGCGAGCATTCTGGAAATTGATCTCTAGCATCAAATTTTCTTCATAGTGGAATTGTTTGCTTAGGACTAATTCTTTTAGCAACTTTGTGGGCATATGCAGGACTGAACTGTGTTGTTTAATCTCCACACATTCCACACTTTTTGCCTCAAGTTTTTGGACTGTACTAATGGCATTGTATCGGTCGTAACCAGCTTGCTGTATTTCAACACCATATTCCGCTTCAATACCCTCCATATTGTACTTTTCATCACCGATTACAAAAGCTTCCACGAAACCATAGTCAATAACCTCTCCGCCGCATTCGAAACAAACACCTGACTTAATCAGCCTGTCATAATTAACACCTTCCTTTTTGCTCTTTTGTCTTTTCTTGTCCTCTGGGATAAAGCCCCAAACCTTACCATAGATCATGCCTTCGTGCTCTGTTACCATTGCTAAAGCTGTATTGTCATCCGACTGGGATAGATCCAGCCCCAGCCATACCCTTTTACCTTTCCAAAACGCTTTATCGTTCCTAATTTTACATTCTCTTACTTTGGTTATTTCGATATAACCTTCTACACCAAGGCCTTTGTACTTAATGTTATTGTGTTTACAGAGATAATTTTCCCGCTTGTTTTCATAATCTATCGCATCGTCGCGCATTTCCTTAATGGCGTCAAAAATATACTCATTCGATACAGCTACCGGGTTACTCTGATATATTACCAAGTCCTCTGTTTGCCACTTATCGTCAGTTAAAAATTCATCGTCCGGCTCATAGAGTAGAGCAAACCGTCTTTTGGTATCTCTTAACCCATCCAATACTTTTTTTGAGATATCCACTTCGTCTATCATGCCGTTATTATCATTCGGGTACTGGGTGCTTAGGATGATGCCAAGCTTATTAAAAAGCGTTATCTGAGAGGACCTCATGGCCTCAATTGGATAACTATCCATAGCTCCTGCCTCATCGGCAAGGAATGTATTTGCTAACTTACCATCCATCTTATCTTCGCTGTAGGCTAATGGAGTATATTCACTATCTGTTAATAGACATCTAATTTCACTTCTTAAAATTTTGAATACAGAATCATCCGCTAGTGCAGGAGATACCTTTATAATTTTCTTAATTGCTAGCTGTAACTCTTTAGATAGTTTTAAGTCAGGAGCCACTGAAAAAAACCTACTAAACTGTGCGTCAGTTAGCATTAAGAGTATAAAAATAACCGCTGCATAAAAAGTCTTAAAATTTTTTCGACTAATCAATAGCAAAGCGGTTGTGTAGTATCTTGTATCTCTATTTTTGTCATTTTTTAGCTTTGTACATAATGTAGCAATGATCAATAACCAAGCATAGTCCTCCATGCCCTCGTCCATGGGGCATTGCAAATCCGGGTGAACCATCAATCCGAGTAGCGTAGACACTTGCTCAAGGGCATCTTCGTCAACATAAGCCTCCAAATCTCCCTCGTCCGCTATTGCGAGCCAGGATCTGGCTTGTTTTTTTACATACTTACCGACTTTGCGATTGCTTTTTTCTAAACACCATTGTGCGTACTTATAAGCTCTGCTATCCCGTACCATTGCCTTTTTTACCCTTCAACGCTTCTAGTAGCGGATTGGAGGACTTTTCTTCCGTCTTCGGTATGCTCCTGAGTGCAGCTGCTATTGTCATGATGTTCTCTTTTTCTATATCTAAAAGCATCTTGCGTTTCGATTGCACCTGTTTATCACAAGCAATCATGGTTCCGTATATGCTGGTAATGTCCCTGGTAACTTGCCTTAGATCATCAAAAGAAGCCTCTCCGCTAAGCTCTTCTAGTTTAACTTCTAGCCTTGATGCCATCTCGTATATCTTTTCTCTTTTGGCTTCAAGGTCTGAGCATTCCGCGATCATCATGCAGTACCTATTGATGATTACTTCGTAGATTGCATCATTCTTTTTAATTCCCTTAAGCAACTTATTTAGCCTGATAAATTCCTTGTGAGCAATAGGGTTACTTTTTACTTCAGAGCGTTCCCTCAATGCCACGCCCGAAGACAGGGATTCTTCACCCTTTTTTCTCTGCTTTAATTCCGCTTTTGTTCGGTGTGATTTTTTCTCTGATATCAGTACTGTGAACGGTTTAGGTGGCGTTGGCATTGCTGGATCCTCCTTTCAAAAGCTGATCTGGGAATATTTTATTTACAGAGGGGTGTATGTGGTCTAGGCTATTTTCAAAAACTCAACATCAGCTACCCGGGGGGTACCCCGTGCGATCAGGTCCGCTGGCTAAGTCTGCCCCAATAACAAATGCAATGGTACTATGTGCCCGTCGCACTTTTTACATCTTGCTCCATCCATCGTATTGGGATTCCCTATTATCTCAACTTCGCACTCTAAGCATTTATATAACATCTTTGCATTCTTTCGCATATCATCCACTCCCTGATAATCCTTCCTGCTCTTGTATTATCATCAGCACAACAGCCAAGGGTATCTCTCCGCTCTCAGCCATCTCATGATGTCGCTCACATATAGTCAGTAGGATATCATTGTCTAATCGCCTATCGAAATCTTCCTCAAGCGGTATGCCATGGTGTACTTGTAAATCGTTATAGGTATATTGGTTGTGCGTATCGTATAGCTTTCGTATGCATACTTGGCATAGGTGACTGTCTCTTTGCCTAATCTCATTTCCCTTTCTTTGCCATGCCGCTGTCGATCTAAATCTATCCTTATCGTTCTTTTGTTTCTTTCGCTGTGGCTTTTTCCCGCAGTCGTGCTTACTGTCATGGATCTTGCCGCAGTATTTACAACTCTTTAGCATAGCGCATCAATCCAGTCTTATACCTTTATTGCTCCGCATCATCCGATCAAACGCCCCGAACGCTTTACTCTCTTCGTACTCCCGCAAGATCTTCTCGTGATCCCTGCACCTGGTCCCTGTCCATTTACGACACTTGGCGCAGTTAACCTTGTGACCTAACTCTATGGGATCGTAGTATTTACACTTAGCCAACTGCGCCACCATCCTTTTACGCAATAAGAAAAGCGCCCCCTCTTTGGGAACGCTCATTAAACACATTTTTCGCATTGTATAAATTCTAACACACTGAAAAGGGACTGTACAGGGCACGGTTTCGGGCATCAATCGGGCACGAATTGGACATTTTAATTCAAGGCATCTGCTCCGAAAAGCATAATCTTAAGTTTGTTCACAAGACGACTCCTGTTTCTTCTTACGGTTTTTTCGTCACATACGATCTTTTCGGAGATCTCTTCGATAGTTAATCCATCCCAATACTTTAACGGAATAATCCCGTAGTACTTATCATCCGTTATAGCTTCCATAGCCCTATCAATCCTTAGCACTTCCTGCCTAGTCCTCATCATACTTGACTTAACGCCTTGTGTGTATTGGTCGATATCTAATCCATGACTACCGGCATTCCTCGTGGAGAATACAACTATATCCTTTGATCGGTTACTCGTTGGAGCCGTAGAAGCATTAGGATCATAAAGGAATTCTTCATCTTGGGCAACCTTTAGCCTTAATGCCGGGTAATTATATAGCAGGATCTCTGTCTCCCTGAAGTAATTACGTTCGGTTGAAGAATCGTGCGCTACGGCTTTTACGCTTTCTTGGGCCGCTATGTTTACCGCTGTTTCGATTATTTTTAAAACTTCAGGGTTTAGTTTCTTCAATGTTAGCAGCCTCCTCACTTCTTCCCCCTAATCAACATCTCGCCCAAACTATTGAGCACCCTCAGGTCCTTAACCACTTTACCGGTTCTGCATTTCCATGCATCACACGTATATTTTCCGTTCACCCGACGAGGTGCACATGCATGATAAAGTTCGCCATCGAATTTTAGTTGTTTCATCCGCAAGCACTCCATCCACACGCTGGATCCGGGCACCGCACACATCCGCCGGTGTGTATTACTGTAGCTCCGCACCATGGGCAACCGTTATCGTCTGTCATTCTCCCTTGCCCCCGATCCGCTCCCATCGGCAATCATCGGTGTAGGTATAGCTACAAGTTTTCTTATCTGCACAAACCTTGCACACGCAGACTTGTCCTTTACACTCTCGGCACTTACACATCTGCTTTACCTCCACTAATCCTAAGTATTTCGAGCCTTTGAAGTTCGATGGTCCCCCACATGGACCAGTTGAGCACGGTCTGCGTAATATATCTAACCCTTCGCTCGTCAACGGCTACCGCGTTTGATCTGTCCGGGCTAAAGTTGAGTGTATTATCCTCAGCGTTTTCCCCTGAGTAGAATTGGCCGTTCATTACGATGATTGCTTTCATGTTAAATCCTCCTTCGGCTCCCAGTTACAAAGGTCGCGGCACATATCGCAGGGATCAATGCCTATCTCATCGATCTCCTCCTGAGTCATGGATGCATATTTACACTGTCGGCACTTTAACTCATTTCCCAGTATCTCTTCTAGGGTCTCTATATTTCCGCTAAGTCTACACAACTTTTTACGTTTAGTTGCGGTCAGCTCGTAGAAACCGATATTTAGCCCGATTTTCATCTGCTCAAGCATAATCTCGACATCCGCTATTTCTTCAGTGATGTGCTCAAGATTTCCTTGGCCAAGAGCCTGTTTACAGAGCTCCTTCTGTAGTTCAGATAGCTCTTCTACGCATTTTATCATCTGTTTTGCGAGACCGTATTTTCTCACGGCTGCCTCACATATTTCTTTTTCTGCTACACTCACACTTCTCTCTCCTCTACACATTCCTTATCTGCTGTCTAGCCACCTGGATAAGCTTATGAAATCGCTCTTGGTCCTTCTCGCGAAAACTCACGTCAATATCCGGAACCATACTCTTACACATCCATTCGACATAAGGTTTTTTGTCCTCGTATATCCTCGCAATATCCTTAAGCGTGATCGAGAGTATCTCTGAGTTGATATCATAATCCCAAGTCGGGAGCGGATAGGTTAGTCCGTATTCGACGATCTGAGCGACGATTTGGTTATACTCGTCGGCGTATTTCAGACGTATTTCTGGTGACAGGGCATCGGCTTTGGCTTTTCGGGCTAATAATTGCTGGATCATACGATAACCTCCTATGTGAGACCAGTCTATATTATAGAGTGGTCTCAGGCTAGTACCTACTCTCCCAACGGTTTGAGGTGTTTTTAGGGGGTAAGACCACTCTGAGAAAACAGGGTCACTATATATTTAAACCTTAGGTCTAGGTGAGTAATTAGATATAAAACCCATTCTCTTAAGAGAAATATAGTGGTCTTAGTGGTCTTAGTGGTCTCACTCTATAAAGTCTAGCAATACCAAGGGTTTCAGGGTTTTTTAGTGAGACCACTCTGAGACCACTCTTTACCAAAGTGAGACCACTCTTGTGGAATATTTCTCGATGACCTTACTCATCATAGCCTTTAAACAGGCTGTCCGACTCCGCGGGGAATGCTATGCATCTCACTTGCGCTCCACCGAGTCTTTTCCTGATATCAAATCTCATCTCCCCCTTAGTCCCTTGCCATATCCTGATCTTCCCCTGATCGGCCCAAGCCCTAATTATTTTCTCCGCACTCGAATACTTCTCTAAAAACTCATTAACGACACGCCTAATAATGTAAATATTTCCTCCTATTACGTCCGCTGGATCCTTCATCCCGATCTTCGTATTCGAGTAACTAGTGGATAACTTCTCATGGTTCTCTCCCACCCAGTCCTGAAATTCTAGCCAAGCACGTTCAGACTCACTAGCTTCGACCTTGCGAATTAATTTCTCTGCAATCGCGGTACCCATTGCATATGCCTCAGCACTCGCCGCACCCGGATCTAACCCGAACACCCAAATGCTAGAGTAATAATCAGCGGTCATCACGCAGGCTAGAGCGTCTAAGTGACTATCTATCCTGTCGCTAAAATACTGCCTAAGCCACCCTTGGGCCTGACGATAATAATCAACAATCTCCCCACGCTCCGCACCCATCAGCGCGTGCATGAACGCTATACCTGCATGCCCGTGGGAGTCGGGAAGGAACCCATAGAGATAACGAGCAAGGTCTTTATTACCTGCGAGTGGACCGCCCTCAAGCTCCATCGTCCGCGTCATAAGGCCATCCATGGAACTCGCACTCGTGAGTGGTCCTTCACCAGTAGTTAGCACAATAGTTCTCCATGTATTTAACTCTTGCAGGCCTACTTTCCCGCCTCGCCCCTTCCCCTTGCCTTCAGCTAACATGTATAGCGTTGCGGATATATCTAACTTCTTGAGCTGGCTTAGGACTTCGCGCTCGTTGATACCTAATGGTAGATCAGAGAATAAACTCGCTCTACGCTCCAAGGCAGTTGTTGTACCGTCGAAGCTACAGGTAATCACATTCGGATCTCCCCATACGCTCATAGCCATCCAGAGCATTGCAGTCTTACCTTCCTGCGAATTGCCATGATTATGGACGATGAAGTTACGTTGTGAGAGTGGCTTGAGTAGCGGAGTAGCAAACGCTGCAGAGAGGATAAACCTCGCATTCGGCGAGTAATTACGGACTGTATTCGCTATATTACGCCATTCATTGAAATCCCCTGTCGCAGAGAATCCCCTCAAGGCGTGCTTACTACCGATATCGTCTACATCTATTTCAATCTCTGGAGAAAGTCCAGGGAAAACGAACTCCTTGCCCCTCCACCCGAAGCGCGAAACGGCTTTTTGGACTGGAATATCGGGGTTACAGAACAAGAAATCATCAAAATACTTCGCTAGATACTTGGCTCCCTCTGAGCCAACACTGATCCCCTTATCAGCTAGGCCAATAACCTTCCGAGAGTCTACACCCATCGATCGAGGGATAACGATGTCCCGCCACCGGCCCATGTGCTTATACGATATTCTGAGGGACTCAGTCTCCGTATCAGCATTGAATAACCGAGCAGAGATGATTACAGGACATCCGCAGGCTCGAGTAACGATAGGGCCGTTTTCCGTAAACCTGATGTGGTTCACGCCAGTATCTGTAACTCTGAAATTATCCGGGAAAACGATCTCCTGCGCCGCCCCCGTGGCGATTTCGGTCGTCTGCTCGTCGGTTGATGTTGGGAGATCAGTAATATTATCGACAGTTATCTCAGCAATCTCAGAGTTCGTGATTTTTTGGGTATGCTGCTTAATCGCTCTCTCGAGATCGACAAGGTTTATCGTTCCCCTGAGCTTGTCCTTTGCTTTAGCATACAGTGCAGCATCGTTACGCTTAGCAATCGATAGTGCGGTTAACATATCATCATTAAATATTTTCTCCGCGCTCGGGATACCAATCATATTAACTTTTGCACGAGCAATGTCAACGCGGCCTAGAGAAAAGGAGCAAGGAGACTTTACGCCACAGCCTCCTGAAGGGCACTGGAAACCATGAGTAGATTTAATGTAATCACAGGTATTTGGATTCATTTTTAGTGCTTCAGAGAGTCTGAAGTCAGTCCCCTTTGGCGTATAACGCCCTTTGTCTGGTGATGATAGTTCGTGGCACTTGTCAATTCCATCCGTTCCCCGAACAACGTTTGTCAGCATACTGAGCCATTCGCCGTAGGTTATCGTCTGCGCATGATGTAAACAGTGTTGCAAGAACTGACAATTCGCAATCATTAGATCCGAGCTCTCGTCCGTGGATCGTCGTTCGAACTTCCCGTGATTCGTTATCTCTGAGCGAAAATCAATATCTGGAATTAAGTCCTCCAACTCCGAAGGATCGTAACGTAGGTCTGGTGAGAAATGTGTAATATAAACCGGTTGTTTTTGACCTAGTTTATGGTTTATCGTGCCCGGTACCCGGAGAACGCGAGAGAGGTCTGCCGTAGAGTCGAATTTCCACCCGCGTTCTTGGGCCAGAGATTTGATGTATGCCTGCAGGCGAATCATGAGGTTAGATGCACGAAGGTTTTCCTCTTGCGTATCGAAGGTCCATGCTTCCTTGAGGAGCCAATACATATGCATGCCGTTTCCGGACCATACCGTGATGGATGGTTGCAAGAAGTCTGGTAGAATCGAGTGTGCCTCTTCGACTGTGGCGGGTAGATCAGTTTGTTTGTGGGCTGGTCCAAGTATGTCGATATCCATCCACAGAGCCGGAATAAAAGAAACGTTGTTGGCTAGTGGTCGATTATTATCCGCGATATCGCCCATTGATCCACCAAGGCCGTAGTACACATCTCGCTCATCCTGTATCGCATGGGCAGCGTTCGCCATCATTCTGAGATCGTTAGCTGAGAATGACCATGTTTTTTTGTCTGGCAATGTCCAAAGATACAGATTGCCTGACTCGATATTGCCGTATAATGCGTTTAAAAATTGTTCTGTATCCTGGTTCACTGGAACACCTTCTCTCAGCTACCGTTGATGATTTTAAGAACGTCCTCGAATGATCGTGCTACGCCTGCGGTGGCGCCCCTCATGGATACTGTGTTTAGGAAGTTTGTTTGTGCTTCGGATGGTTTACCTTTTGGAGATTTTACTTCGATGAATAAGGCGCGACCTCCGGGAAGAACTCCGAAGAGGTCTGAGAAGCCCGGAGGAATGCCTGCGTTAAATGGACGTGGATCGAAAATTGTTAGTGATCCGTCTGGGTTCTTGCGAATTCTGGATCCACTCCAGGCTTGACCTACATTTAATCTGAAAAGTAGCCCGTGAGGAATTTGCTTGGAGAAGTCGATGCGAATAAGGTTTTGAATCGAATGTTCGTTCATGAGGATTCCCCCTTCAGTTCAACCCCACAATATCCCATTAGTCGTTTGCATATCGGACAAGGCTCTGGTTTATCATCTTTATCACAAACTAAATACAACGCCGATCCATGTAGTTTGCCGAGATCTACACCAAGCAGAGCCATCTGCTCGGCGTGGATGCTGTGACATTCACTATAGTCTCCGGAGTTATGAGGAAAACCATAGCGAGAGCATGAAGTGCAGGCCATTGGTGCCTCGTTCCATCCAGTACTGAGAGGTTCACCGAGTGGGCTTACTATTACGGCAGCATATTTTCGCCGTAAACAGTTACTATTGTTAAGGAACTTTCGGGCTTCGTCGAAGTAGTTTTTCACACTGGTTCCTCCTTAATCTCCTCTTCTAAAAGAGTGACATTTGCTTGATCTCTTTAGATCTTAGTCTCTTAACACCATCTTTTTTGAGCGTTTTGCATCCTGCCTTGACTAACCAAACTTCAACTTCTGTTACCAAATCTTCTTGTGTCTTAAATCTTTTGAGACTCAACGAGATACTTCTTGCTGACGTTGGTAATGAGACATACATGCTGTACAATTTGGCCTTTTTACTCCATTTAATGCTAAATCTGATTTTTTCTCTTTCGGAATACGCCTTCTTAGTAGGTACACAAACATCCAACTTGGCATCTACTTCTTCACGCCATTCTTTCCGCGTGTGGTCTGAGTGCATTTCTTGCTCTGGCTTGTAAAAGTCGTATCCACCAAATAATGTTGGCGATTCAAACTCTTTATGAAATGTAAAAGTTGGTTTGCATCCATAGTCTTTTAGGAGTTCATGTACTTTCTGAAATTTATCTTCGTACAGCATGCCCTACCTCCACGCCCTCTGCTTGCTCCGAACATCAAGCATCTTATCGACCCACCTCAACGAATACCCTCGCTTAATCGCAATCTGCTCCAAGTCCTCCCGAGTCCTGGCCTGCCCTATCTCACGTTTCTGAGCCTTACGTTCAAGGTCCTTAATCTGTAATAACTCGCCTTTCGTCTGCTCAATCGGAGCTTGGGCCAGGACGGGATATTGGTGACCGCAGTTAGGGCACTGAGGCCTTGGCATATGAGCAAAATAACACTTAGGACACTGCCTTACGGATATCTCGTTCGGCTCACGTTTTTTTACTTTCCCCTCGAGTGACCACTCTCGATCCTCGTCTGGTAAACCGTGCCGATAGACGTTTCCAACGTGGTCAATAATGATTGCTCTCTTATCAGGGTTTTCAGGATCTGCCCGCATGGCCCTCATCGCCTGCTGAATAAATAACGTTGTTGACTGAGTAGGCCTAAGTAGTATTACGGCCTCCATGTTCGGCACGTCGAAACCCTCAGAGACAAGATCCACGTTTGTCAGTATTTTAATAACACCTGTCCTGAACTGCTCGATTGCTGTCTTACGGATACTGTCCGGAGTCTTTCCGTCGATATAGGCAGCCGGTATTCCCTGATCATTAAACTCTTTGGCGACGTGTTCGGCGTGCTCGCATGAAGCACAGTAAACTATCGCCCTCTTACCATCCGCTAACTTTCGATAAGTCTTAATGACGTCCCCAATGATCTCCGACTTGTCCATCCTTAGCGCGACCTCTGACGTTTGGTAATCGCCATACTTAACCTTTATATCCGTAAAATCCGCGACAACCGGCGGTGAAAAATAGTCAAACGGTGCAAGGTTTCCCATTTCGATGAGTTCTTTGACAGATGGTCCCAGTGCCAATGCCTGGAATATGACTCCTAGCCCATCTCCGGACAAACGAGCCGGCGTAGCAGTAAACCCGATGACTAACGATGTTGGGAATTGTTCGATAACCTTACGCCACGTGTTCGCTACTGCGTGTTGACATTCGTCGAGGATAATTAGGTCTGGCGGTTTCTTGAACTGGCTTACTCGCCTAGCTAACGTGTAAACGCTCGCCACGTGCATATCACACGAATTTATGTTCTTTGAATTTAGGATTTCATGAGGAATATAAAACTGATCTAGCGTTCTCGATGTCTGTTCGATTAGCTCTTGACGATGTACCACAATAAGTACTTTCTGGTTTTTTGATCGTGTTTGAGCTGTCATCCACGAGAATAAAACTGTCTTTCCGGCTCCGCAGGGTGCTACTGCGCAGATCCGGAGGAGTCCGGCACGTATTGAGTACCGGATCTCCTCGATTAGGTCAGTCTGGTAGGGTCTTAGTTCCATTTGTCCTCCCTACTGTCAAAATGGGATATCGTCATCTAATGACACTTCTCTACCGATCTGGCTAAGATTGGTTTGACTAGCACCATGAGCGTTCTGCTGCGGCTGCCCTAGCCAAGGTGGCTGTTGTTGCTGTGATTGCTGCTGTGGTGGGAAGTTTGGGTTCGGCATGTTCGGGTGAGCAGGAGTTCCGTATCCCGGTGGAGGAGGCTGTTGCCCTTGTGGCGGTGCTTGCCACTGTCCCTGGGGTGGCTGCCCGTATCCTTGCGATTGCTGCTGTGGTGTATATCCTGGAGGAGCAAACTGACCGGGGTAAGATGGAGCACCAGGAGGTTGTTGATACGGGGGTTGCTGGTAATTCTGCTGAGGTGGAGCTCCGTATGGTGGCGGGCTATACGGAGGTGTGGTCTGTGCCTGGGTCCTAGGCTGAGGACTCCGTGTAGGTGCCCCTGCGCTATCATCCCTAGGACTTAAAAATCTTACATCTATAGCCTCTACCTCTGTAATCCAATGCTTTTGTCCATCCTTTTCGTAGGTTCTGACCCGGATGGATCCGTCAACAGCCGCCATCTTACCCTTGCTTAAATAATTAGCGCATAATTCGGCGAGCTCTTTTTTAAACAGAGGGACGCTTACATTCAGGAAGTCAGTTTCCTTTTCACCTTGTGCGTTTTTAAACTGGCGATCACAGGCTAGGGTGAATGAGCACGTGGCGTTTCCATTGGGTGTATGACGTAATTCGGGATCCTTCGTAAGGCGACCGATTAAAACAACTTTATTTAACATCAACGATTCCCCCTTATATAACCTTCAAGATCATTTCTTTCAACAGTAAGTTCTGGTAGATTCATCTCGGTCAATCCCTTGCCACGCTTTTTGAAAACATATGGTTCTAAATCTGCCTCTCCCCATTTCCACATAGCCTTGATCTCGGCAATGATCTTAGACTCTGGCGTTTCGACTACAAATTCCGGTGTGGCAACTTCCCGCACTGCCTCGGTGGACGGTCCCTCCGCCAAGTAATCAACCGCAATATTCAGTGCACCCAACCACGCATATCTCCATGCCATCGTTGCGGCCTTAGCGACCGCCTTGTCGCCCTGATCTACCCCGGATCCGAACGCTATATTAACCATGGTTTCATCAGATTCGGCGTCTATGATCGTCAACTTACAAGACACCGTTACAAGATGCCAAACGACTCCTTGAGTAGTGGTTCTCTCTTTAGATTCAGAAATTCCATATTCAATCTGAGTTATAAGTTTTTGTTCAAGGAGAGCTTCGTTTAGTTTTCCGAAAGACTGCTCATCGGGGATTGCACGGATGACTTCGAGTATCTTACTAGCGATTTTCATGTGGCTCATAGTTTCACCTCAGGGAGCTCATCCCATGTCCGACCGTCGAGTTCGCGGCCTGCTTTCTTTTTACCTACTCTTTGCATGTAAATTGCTCCTGCACCGTGATAACCCATGCCTCCATCGTGGTTAATCCGCTCAACTTTATCTTTGTGGTAATATTCAGCATCATCTCGGATATTTCCACATTGGCCGCTCTGGGTCCATTCACCCCATTGCTTAAAGAAAAGCTTAGTTCCTGCCGCTTGGCACTGATCTCTTAGGCTTCTGACCCAATCCGGATGCATTGGCCGCGCTCTTGGTCCCGATTCTCCGCCAACGATTACCCAGTCCAATTTTGGACCTTTTGTATGTGGCTTAGGGAATCCGTTTAAGCCATTTAATGCATCTACAGCCGTTACATTCTCATAGTGCAAGTCGTTTAAATCTATTGGTCCTAATAATGGCTCTGCACTTATGAACCTTACTGTAGCTGGTGTTTGTAGAAGCAACGGTATCCTCTCATCTGCTGAAGCTTGGTTTTTGACTGATACCCCGATCCAGATGTTTTCCATTGGGTTAGCATCTGGGATCCCCAGCTCATCTAATGCAGCATATAAGCCGTCATAATTACAATCTGCATCACACATTGCCTTTAAAATGTAATTGCGCATTCGCTCAGGCCTTTTTGTTAGCACGAGAAATGTATGTTGCGAAGCTTTTGCCATCGACGCAAAAACTAAATCCAAAAAACTATCAGGCACAGCGATATGAAATAGGTCACTCATAGAATTCACAAATATTTTCTTTGGCTTCTTCCATTCCAACGGTTGCTCTAATCACTCAGGGTAACACGCCACATCATTAAAGTTACGGTCTTTATAAGCAGGATTGCCCATTGCTCTTAATCTGGGCCAAAGTCGCTCGGCGTAACAGTTGCGACAGCCTTCGGACACTTTTGTACAGCCAGTAACAGGATTCCATACAGCTTCCGTCCATTCGATTTTTGATTTACTCACGCGATCCTCACCTTACTCCCCTCGTCCCCGCTATCAGTAACCTCAATAATCTGAGGGAAACGGCTTTTCATCATAGGGTCATGGCTTATAGCAATTACCTTCATATTTGGGTACTTAACGCTAAGCATCTCCAATGCATCGCAGTACGCCTCTGCTCCCTCTGCATCCAAGAAACTAGGCTCGTCCACAAACATCATCCCCAGCTGTATTCCGACTCTCCGGGCCTTAAGATCCGCCAGCGCAAACGCATTTGCTAGTGCAGCCTTGACCTTCTGCCCGCCGGACCGATCTTTATACGGGATGTTGCCGCGCCAGTCAGTGACCCACACCTCGAGGGCATTAACCTCTTTTTTGTTCCGCTGGACTCGCTCTGTCCGCATTTCTAAGGCCATTTTCCCGCCAGTCATCTGACCAAGGATCTCATTGGATGTTGCCGACAGCTCCGGTACCACTGAACGAACGATGGAGAAGGGGATACCGTCGAGGCCGAAAGCCTTCGTTAGGGTCTGGTAACGTATTAGGTCCTTAGCCGTGGGATCCATGTCTAATATTAGTTGCTGGCGTTCGGCTTCATCCTTAGCAAGAGTTTCGAGTTGGGCAGTTAGGGCACCAATCTTACTTGAGTAGTTTAGTTGTTGCCCTTGCAATAACTTCAGGTCAGACCGTAGTTTATCTGCTTTAAAAAGTTCATCTGTCAATCCCGATGCATCGATGTTTAACATCAAGCATTCAGTATCTAGCTCCTTGATACTTGCTTCCTTGGTATTAATATCAGCCTCTAACCCTGCTATAATCTCGGCTGTTGAAGCAATGAGCTGCCGCGCCGCAGGTAACTCTTCCTTAGCCTTAACCCATTGCAGGAGCTTGGGAAGACGTTCATTAAGGCCTGGCAGGATAGCAAGTTCATTGTTCAGAGTAACACCCGATTCTATGACCTCATTAAGCTGTATTTGTAAGTCATTTCTACGTTTTTGGCAGTCTATCAGTTGTGCTTGGAGTCCTTTGAGTAACTCTACTTTTGAATCTAGCTGTCCTGCGAGCTCTGCCTGAGGCCGTAAGTTGGTAACGATATTTTTAAGCTTGTAGTGCTCTTCTGGACCCTTAAAAAAGTCATATCCTATTGCGCTATATTCCTTATTGAGCCTTTCAACTAATTCACAAAACGGTTTTCTGGCTTCTTGCATCATGGCTATTTCTAACTCGATATCCCTAATTTGTTGTTCAAATATCGGTATCTGGGCTTTAGATTTTTGTGCGTCTGCAAGAAAAGCACATTTAGCGTTTTCTGGATCAATACAATTCGCATTTGCAAGGAGTAATGATTTTCCCGTTAGATATTCAAGAGTGGCTTTGATCTCTTTAATTTTCTGCTGTTTTTCGTATATCTCGTCAGCTGTTCTGTCCGTGTCCTTTTCTGCCATTAAAATCTCACTATGCTTAGCTGCAGCTTTCTTACTCAACTCATCCATTGTCTCAAGCTTCGCTAACTCGCTCCTATACTGATCCGCAGCCCTATCAAGATCAGGCTTACTCGCTAAAACGTTCTCAATCTGGCTTATTTGGTAACCTAAAGTGTTAATTTGGTTATCCAATGTGCCAATTTTGTTAGTAATTCGAGATTGATCGTTCATGAATTCAAGTTGCTTTGGTTTCTTAGCTTCGAGTAACATTGCTTGATTTTTCACTTGTTCATACTCGTCTGCTTTCGCCAATACTGTGGCCTCGTTTGCTATGATCTGTTGAGCTCGCTGTGTAAGATTACGTTTCGTTTCGATCTCTGTTTTCTTGACTAAAATATCTTGATTTAGTCCAGATATCTGTATCTTTAGATCGTCAGCTTTCTCGGACTTAGCTCGTAACGTTCTGACTAATTCCTCGGCAGCCTTAATTTCTGACTCAACTCCGGCTATGTCCCCTGTTACTCGTTTAAGATCAGTCTCGTAAGCATCCTTATCACCGAGTAAACCATTCTTAGCTTTTAACTTCTCATCCAAATCAGCCAACTTCGCCTTCGATATCGTAAGTTGCCTATTTAGCTCAGTGACCTTAGCCTTCGCCAAATCCGTTAATTGCTCGTATATACTGAGCCCCAAGATATTTGCCAGCACGCCCATGCGCTGCTCTTTGTCGGCTTCCATGAATAATCCGTAAGCATCCTGCATAATCAACGCAGTGCAGCGGAACGTGGCGCAGTCCATCCCGAGTAACGACTCGATCTTCTCCTGTGTTTGCTTGGCTGTGGTACCCGATCGATCTTCCCATTTATCAGCTAGTTGCTCCTGCAGTGCCAGGGTGATCTTCCCGCTGCCCTTGATGCTCCTGTTCCGGATCACTCGCCAGTTCGTTGAACCCATCGAGAACTCAAAGTTAAGCATTCCGTCAGTCTGGCCGTTCGTGATCCAACTCCCAGTTACACCAGTACGTGTCTCTTCATAAAGGCAATCAGAGATAGAGTCCATGAAGAATGCTGACTTACCAATCCCGTTGGGACCGTTCACTGTTGCGAAGTAGATGTCTTGAAAGTTGAACGTCTCTCCCTGATAAGAACGGTAATTCCTGACCTCCAGAGATCGCGGCTCGAATACTCCTGAGAGTGTACCGGTTGGCATCTTCGCGCTGATTGTGGCTACCAGAGGACGTGCAAGCTCAATGATCGGAGTTATATCCTCGGTGCTGAATCCTTCAGCAGTTAGCCATGTATGGAGATTTTCGAGTGGTCCTGAGGTTTCGGTTAGTTCTTGCTTGACGAGATCGGTAGTAATTTTCTCAGGCTTGATCTCTGCTACGTGGAACGCTCCTGCTTCATAGAGCGCTTTCTCCAAGGCTTTTCGGTTGAGTTGTTTGTTGAGTTCGTCAGAGCAAGAGTAACCAAGCCGAATTATCCTGCCCTCGAAACTCGCGTCATTTTCATATAAACCTTGATCAATAAACCCACCAATATCTTTTTCATCCCATTTGAGACTAAGAAATTCTCTCGAGGGTGTCTTAACAAACTCTGACCCCACATAATTCGGCATCTCGGAATACTCATCACCCTCAATGGTACCGATCTCGTGCATCCAGAACCCCTTATCCTGCCCCTCCTCATTGAACGTAATCCCGTTCACTGGCCCCGAGTAAAACACTGGCTTCTCAATACCCTCGACTCTCTGAGCCCGGTGAATATGACCTAACGCCACCAGGTCAAACGCGGATCCGGCCAGTGCCTCTTTGGGTAGTACAACCTCCGACTGAGTAAATACGTGCTGGCCGTTGTCGAGTTCGCATCCTACGACCGTGTAGTGAGCCATTAATACGCTCGGGATCGTCGGGTCAAGTTGTGCGCTTAGTCCATTGACCATGTCCCCGAGGAACTTGGAGCACATCATTGATTCTTCTGCGGGGGCCATTCCGGGGTTTTTAGCACGGAAGTAACCCTTGTCGAAGCCGGGGATAGCAGCCACTTGCAGTGGTCCCGACTGAGTTTCAATAACTCCGCATTCCGGGTCAGTGATTACAGCCAGTCCGTTAATCCTCATATTCTTAATATTTTCAAAAGCCTTTTTACTGTCGTGATTATCGGTGCCAAACATCAGGACTGTTGGGGCAATTCCCGCGAGAGCCCGTAGTCTTATTACGGACTCATCGATGAGCGAAAGCATATTATCTCCCCAAAGCTTTGACTTATCGAAGAGATCACCAGAGATCAGGATAGCGTCAGGTCGTTCGCTTTGTGCGTATTCAACAAGGTAATCAGCACAACTCAACGTATCCTGTAATCGCGCGTTCTTGCCATCAATCACTGGCCCTGGCAACTCACCTATGTGCCAATCGGCTGAATGGAAAATTAACATTGCTGTCCACCTCCTGCTCGACAAGTTTCACAGATTACTCGTCCAAACTGTTTGAGTAAATAATCAATAATCATCTCTACTGTCCAGTCTCCAACTGGTTCAATCGGCTTACCACATACCTCACAGCAGTTACCTGTATCCTCCGGATCCGGACCAACAACCACGACCTCACCATTCACGCCACCCCCGGGCAATTGTAGGAGACTACCCGTCGGTAATGCTGTCGCTCCTCCAAATAAAGCGTCTTGCCCTGCTGCGTATCTCTGGATGAGCGCTTTCTTCATATCAGGATCCTGCGTATTTAGCACCACTAATGCAACCGCAAACGGCCTAGCCAACTCATTGAGCGTATACGCACCCTTGAGGCCTAATCCCGCTCGTAAAGCCCTTAGTAGTGCCTTTGTCTCGCAGTTCGCACCCATATGTTCTAATGGAGCCTTTTTTGACAACGTATCCTGCTTGGAAATTTCTTTAGTAGCTGTATACTTTCTATACCCACCACTTGGCTCAGGTACGAGTATAGAGACCTGATAGGCAACATCATCTTTGGTTGGGCACCCTGCACACTGAGGGGCAAGACGCGTTGCCCTTGAAATTTCAACGCACCTTTGGCAGTTTTTCGGCAATATAGACTTGGATTCGTCCATAACCACGTTAGCAGCCGTCATGAGCTTGAGGCATCCAATTTTCGTTAATGAAAACTCACCATTTTTCTGCTTATAGATATCCTTAGCGGCGAGATCTGTGTCGATCTGGACAATATTCACCATAATTTTATGCAAGGGTGAAATCTCGGTCATCGTAGCTGGAAAAAGCCGGTTATATGTTTCAGGTGGGTAATTATTAATCGATGAAATCGTTAATGCGTTATCCAATGCGTTTTTCCTCCCCGTCTTTTCTTATCTTTACGTTACTTCGCTTGATCCTCGAATAAACGACATCCTTATGCAGGCCGAAAATGTTACCAATTTGCTTATAGGTCAGTCCCCTTTTTCGGTACCGCTCCATTAGCGATATGTCCTCCGGAAGGATGATTTTATTAATCGTGTCAGGTCGCGGACTTTCCAATTTTGCGAATGCGGTCTCAGGGAAACAATCGATGACGATCGATAGTGCTAGAGCACAGTAGTTTTCTTGATTGAGATTTGTAACGCAACGCATCATGCGGTACCTACAATTTCCACCAGCATCTCGCGCAAATGCTCCCGGAATGACTTCTTAGCATCAGCCACATACAAACGCTCCAAGGTTGCTAGGTCGTCCCGAACGTCCTGCCAAATCTCGTCGAAGGTTTCGCGCGGTGCAGGATTAGGCTCTGGCGTCACATCGACAAAGGAAATACCTTCTTGAGACCCCCACTCCTCTTCCGTCATACCCTGAGTCTCGGGAGGCACGTGATACGTTTCCGATGGGTTCATTTCTACCACTGGCAGCTCCTGCACAGGCTCATCCGTGTGAAACTGCTCTATCTCAGCAGGTGCCGGAGAATCTTGGACCATATCGTCTGACTGTGGAGCCTGGACCATATCGTCGACCGGCGGTGCGTCCTGGATCACATTCTCAGTAGGCACCGACTCCTTAACGATATCCTCATCCTTGCCTTTACCCTTTATCCCCTTTAGCCCATATTTCTTGATCCAGTTATGAACACTCTGAACGGAGGATGCTCCATATTTTTTAGCAATCTCATGTCCGTTCATCCCTGACCTCAGATCGTTTTCTAACTCCTCCTTTGGCGGTCTAACTGCCATCTCTTTCTTGCCCCTTCCTTTGCCTCTTGTAACCTTAAATGAATCAATTTTCTTCTCACCAGCACGCACGCAGTTCCACCTACAGAACCAAATCGTCCTACCCTTATGGGATAGTTTGTATAACCATTGGCTGGTTGCAACGAACGGTTTACCACATTCGGCGCATGTGTGCTCCCGCCGATCAAGGATATCGGGGATATGTTGGTGCTCATCGTTATTCACCCGTTTATCACCTCGCGACATGAACTTTCACCACATAACTCCGGCAAATTAACCCTAACAAGATGTTCGGCAAATGGCGGCGGAACTGCATTCCCGCACCTCGCCACCTGTGCAGACTTAGGATAAATCTTACCCTCGGCATCGCGGTCGATAATATAATCACCCGGGAATCCTTGAGCATTAAATAGTTCCCTTGGCTCCAACATCCTCATGCCAATATCGACAATCTGATAGTCCTGACCAAGGACCGTAATTAAGCCAAACCTGTCTCTAGTAGTGATGGTTGCCAATGGTTCTTCTAATCGTTGACCTTCTCCGGTTCCGTAATATTTAAGCAAGAATGTCCTGACTTCTCCCCAGTGCCCAGGACCAGCTACAATAGTGTTTATCGGATCATCGAGCGAACGTCCGTCACAGTGATTGTTCATCTGAAGTAAATGGCTAGTAACTAACCCGTATCTTGGTGATGTATCAAGTGTCATGATTGGCTTATCGAGCGTCTGACCTCGTGCTTCATGGTTAGCAGTTTCTGAGTGATATTGGATCAATGTTGGGGCTACTAGACAGTGTTCTGCCTTTGTGACAATAGTGGTTAATGGTTGTCCTAACGAGTAAGATCTTTCATCCTTACTAAATCCGGTTTGACCAATCTGCATAATAAATGGCTTAGGGTTATCAATAACGAACTTCTGAATCCCTCTGGCAATCCTTCGCATTGTGTTTTCTGCTAAAGGCCTTACAGCTTTGATCCCATACTTTTGCTTGATCTCAGCTGAAGTATCAAAGATGCTCGGACAAGGTAACGACCAATCAATAATCTCGGCGGCTGTTCGCCAAGGCTTAAGTTTGCCGGATTTTACCTCGGGGCTGTTAGTGTCTCCATGAGTTGGTTTCGGCCAAACTATTGGAAGTCCATCGCAACGCGCGATCATAAAGAAACGTTTGCGTATAGTCGGAGCACCATAGTCACAGGCCCTTAACTCTCTGTGTTGGACCTGATACCCTTGACGCTCAAGCGCATGAACAAAGGTGTTAAATGTCCGTCCCTTTTGCTTGGGATCTGGCTTACCGTCTACGAGCAAAGGCCCCCAAGCCTTAAATTCTTCCACGTTCTCGAGCATAATCACTCGGGGCTTTACTGTTGCCGCCCAGCGAACTGCTACCCATGCTAGGCCTCGTATATTTTTCTGAACTGGCTTGCCGCCCTTCGCCTTGCTAAAATGTTTACAATCCGGACTGAGCCAAACTAAACCTACTGGCCGACCGTTTGCCGCCTTTCGAGGATCTACTTCCCAGACAGATTCACAATAGTGCTCTGTGTCTGGATGATTGACCTTGTGCATTGCGATGGCGGCAGGATCGTGGTTAATGGCTATATCTACCGATCTGCCGATTGCCAAGGAGATACCAGTCGAGGCTCCTCCTCCCCCGCAGAAATTATCCACTATAATCTCTGTCGTCACGCCCACAACCTCCTAACTTCGCCACTCACCCGATGCACGATCTCAAAGCACTCCGGACAGTCCTTACAGACCAGCCATGCTCTCGGGTTAAGGTTTAGTGATTTGATCTTGGCTTTTTGCCTGCGGGTTGGTTTGCGAGGGTTTTTCATGAGGTGATCACCTTGTTTTTATCAGTGCAATCATTGCAGATACATCCAGTATTCATCCGAGTGCTGAACTCTCCACATTGAACACAAATCATTTTTTCTCGAGTAGGTACTACGCCAAGTGAGTACATGTCAACATTGTCTAACTTCTCAGCCTTGCATTTAAGACTGAAGATCCCCTCTATCTTGTGTTTTACGACCGTGACCCGGTCTCCGTTCTTTCTTCTAGAAACACCAACATAAATGTGATCTTTCGGGCAATCTTCCCACTTTGGAAGTTCAGTTCTGCGCTTAATCTCCTTGACCACAACAACTGCGGGAGTACCTTCCCAATAGGATTTAATGCGTTGTTCGAAATCGTTGATCATACTTATCCATTCACTCCTCACGGATATTTAATCCAAACTTCCAACTCCTGAACCCCGAACTCCAGCGCATCCTCACGCTTCTCCATGTACAGATCCAATCTCCCTCGACTTATGGCCCCACCTCTGTCTTCCACGATGTGTGTACAGTTAAGAGATGGTATATGGATCTGAGCCCCAAACGGTATTGATGGATCAGCCGCTATCGTCCGCCCCTGCTGGACGCGTTCGCCGGATGTCGTAATTCCGCGACCGTCCATGCCTTTGTCGTTTTTCGTGTACGCGGTTATGGTCATCACTCGCCGCTCGATCTCAGGCTTACTCCGGCTAACCTTGCGCTTAACCGGCACAGCAGCCCTTGGGACCAACGTCTTAAGATCAATCGATTTCACAGGGACCGACTCCTGAGTAAATGGCCTCGGGGCTTGTACGCTTGGTAGTACTAAAATAATTACTATTGTTATTACAATTACTAAAATCTTCCGAACTTCGAACAACTCCTTTTCGGGCCAACCGTTCGACGTGGGAGCAGATTGCGTAAAACCTGCAGTTCCCGACATTTCCTAGGATGGCGCACCCTCCGCAATCTCGGAGGTACTCGATGTATCTGGCATAGTAGCTTTCGCTGAAGCTCTTCATGACTTCGATAGCGCCTCGACACATTCGTAGCAGACTAACTTACCTTTACTGCGCCATAGGCCGTGCATACTTCCGCACAACACACAACCGGGGTTATATTTCTTAAGAATGATCATTTCGCCATCGACATAAATTTCTAAGGCGTCACCATCGCCAATATCTAACGTGCGCCGAAGCTCGATCGGAAGAACAATTCTTCCCAACTCATCGACTTTACGCACGACTCCTGTTGATTTCATCAGTTTACTTCCTCCTCTTTGGATTTGCGTTTCTCCAGCACATGTATTTCTGATAATGATTTGGCTTTACTAAAATTGGGGTAAATACGTTCCTCGTCTCACCGTAAGCCCAGTAACCTTCGGGCTTTAACTCCTGCACGACTCCGCATCCTGGGGTTTTGCACCAGCTCCGCGTTTGACCAGTTTCGAACTTCATAGCCTGTCCACAAAGACAGGTTGGAATTAATCGTTTCATCGCCATTGCTCCTTTCTATGGTGCAATAACTCCTGCTGTCAGAAAAACTCGCTGGGCATCGAGAACTTGTCTAAACTCCTTCATGCTCCCGACAAATCCCCATAGGCATATTGGTCTAAAATCCGTGTCACGTGGTATAATAATCCTAGTGTTAATTTTTACTCGCTCCGTTCGGCATGGCAGTGCTGGGCGGGGCTTTTCTTGTGCTTGCATTTAGGTTGTCACCTCCTTCGCCAAGAGTGCGGCAAGGCATATTGAGAGGGGTGCTGTTTCTGCCCTTGCCTCGAAATATTCAAGACCATTATCAACTGGAGAACCTGCCAGATGATGCAGAAAAGCAGTTATATGCGCCCCTTTATATCCCTCAACCCTAGATACAAAGTGATCTCCATCTTTACATGGAGTATTGTGCATCTTCTCGACCACTTCCCACGCCGCGGATATATCTTCCGAGTATCTGAGATAGATTTCCTTCCTGACAAGATGGACTCCCCTATAAACGCAATTTGGCGTCATGTGAGCAAGAACGTCGTTCAGCCATCTTTTGGCCTCGTCGTGATAATTAAATCCTATAAATACCCCTGACTCATCCTTATTCATCGCCCAATACTCAATACTTGGCGTTGCGCCAATGATGCACCCGATTAACTTGTCCAACTCGCGCCCGGGCTTCATGGCCAAGATCTCGTCCTTTGTCATCGTTACACCTCATCCCCATCTTCGGCTTCCCAGTAAGCTGTATCAAGCTTGTCGAAAACCCAGTTCGTAAACGCTTCTGTAATTTCATCCTCTGTCGCGTCATCGTCAAACTCAACAATCTCTCTCTCAGGGTTAACGCACGGAATTTGCTTGTTGCAGAAAAATACAATCCTTTTCAATCCTCGCACCCCTTACACAACCTCGGATACCCCACCGGATCACCGAGATATTCCCCGCATTGCTCACAGAGCGTTCCGTCGAGGTGCATTTCGGCGATCTCTGGGGAAGATAAGTCGCCGTCGTTGTCATCGGCAATCTCCACTTCCTCGACTTGCGCTGTGTAATAGTTTTCAATAATAAAATCAGTCAAGGATAAAGGGATTAGTACGTCAGGCGATATTTCTTCTGAGGTAAAGATGCAAGGCTCAACTTTGATGTTCTTAACCACGCAAGGCCCGTTATCATACTGCCTAGTGACCGTTTCGATAAATTCACCCTTGCTTGAGAAATCTGACTTCAAGCCATAAACAAAATCTTGACATTCTGACCACATAAGTTCTTTTGGCATTTTCACTTCCCGCCTCACTTCCTATTCCGCTTCTTCGATGCCCGAACCATCCTGCTCCGGGACTTGCGCTTTGACCACTTATCCCCAGTTAATCCACAGGGCTTGGTGCTTACTGGCTCACGGCCTAGCCCTGCCTTTGAGCCGTAGGGGTCGAGCATTCTCTGCATGAGGATGAGTTCGGCTAGGCTCGATTTCATGGGTCTGGCTGGCATAATCATTTCTGGTGGATCTGGAATACATTCAGGGGCGCTTAAAATTGGGCTTCCTACGTATCCGACCATTATTGGTTCACCTCATTTTCGGTTTAGCGAATATAATCGTCCTGAGCCTTAAGCCGCCGATTCGTTCAAGCTCGTAATGTACGTTCCATAGTTCACTCTTAAACCAATCCGGATATGCATGGCCGTGATACTCATCTGCATATCGTTCGGCTTCACTTCGTTTTGTCAGATCAATCGGTTCACCCTTAGACAGACAAAGCTTGACCATATACGCCGTCGTTTTTCCCGATACTCGACCAGGTGCCACATAATCAGATACACCTGTGATATACGCCTTTTGCCAGTCGTAGAGCTTAATGTGTAATGCTCGTTCCACTATACGGATAATTTCGTCGCTCTTAGAAGGCAAAATAACTAGGCGGTTTTCGGCTTTAGCCTGAAGAAGTACGGAATAGTCCTTAAGCCATTCGGCTAATTGTTTGTGATTGGCACTGCAAAGGTCATTCTTGCAACTATCACTGGCTATCTCTTCGCAATGCTTGATTGCTTCATCGAGGGTTAACACGGTGCCTTCGTTCATTGTTTCTCACCTCATTTCTAGTAACTTTTACAGGTTTTCCCTCTTTCGTGTCGAAATGGTAATTGTCTAGGCTAACAATGTCGATAAGGAAGGAGGAGTAAACATGCCAACTACAGGAGAAAAGCCGGGTAAGGGCACATATCAGTGCACCAACTGTGGGCAAGTTGTTGTCTTGGATGATAATTCCGATACCTTGCCACCATGCCCAAAGTGCAGTAAAACAAACTTCGTAAGAGCATAATAGTTAAACTGGGGGGAGCGTTTTTCTAGCAAGCCTTTTGGATCTTGTGAAAGAACACTCTCCCTAACCACATGTACCATTTAGCAATAAACGCTCCTTGATCGGTCTTATACATGCTTACATACTTACGTGGTAGGAATTGTTTCAATTTCATATCTTTGAACCTCCTTTCGCAAAATATTTACAGGTCTTTCCTCCTTCTGTCGAAATGGTAAGTTGTAAAGGGGCCAAATTATTAAGGAGCGTGTTCACCATGGCGGAAACTCAAGATCAATCACACGAGGTTATTGCTAAGGAAATAACCATTGCGCTTATCCAAAAGAGTTCGTATGGCAGCGACAAGCTTTTGGAGTATGCTTGCGAATCATTTGACAAAGTTTATAAACAAATAGTGGAAACCTATAACACACCCAGAAAGTAGTTAGTCCAACGGCCCCTTTACATCTGCGCAGATTTTGCGGATCTGCTCAGCAATTGCAATTGCGTTTTGGATTTTTAGCGAATTACCAGATTTCACGTTTTCATCTTGAAGCTTTTGAAGTTCCCTGACTTGTTCTTGAAGTGCTGATTTTACGTCCATGGGTTTCACCTCCTCTCAATAACCATCGTTTACACATTCTAGGCAGATTTAAGGTATTTCCTTGAAACGATGTCTTTAATAGCCTTGTAGTCATAGTCGAGATCAATTAACGAGCTTATTTGTCCTTCGATCCTCTCTACTTGTGTCAACTCCGATGAGCTAAACCTGTTACGCAAATTCTCCTTTTTGGTAATTCCGTAAAGCTCCCTCAATTGCTTCGTATTTTTGCCAAACACTATTTTGTAAACGAGGTCTGTATAGTGCTTGTACTTCATTTGCTTGTGGGGGCTTTCCGGTAAACCTTGGATGGCGTTGGTTAATGCTTCCCGAGCTTGTTTGCCGATCTGGCGAGTCACCTTGCGACTGATGAGCTCTTTTTGCATTAGGTAGAATTGTTTAACGAGAGCCTTTTTGAACTTGCGGACTGGCAGGGTGTTTTTCATGTAGATGATTAGTAAAGTGGCTTGCTGTTCGTTCAGCTTGTAGATTTTTTCTGACTGTCCACTTTCCAAAGGTCGGATTTCAAATCCGAGCTTGCCAAACTCTTCTAGGTCGGATTCGTAATTTCTGATCAACCTTTGAACCGTGTCGTGTTGAACTTCTCCGTTTTCCGCGATGACCTTTGAGGTAGTGAACGGTATTTCATTCAGATCATTTGGCTCTAGGAAAACTAATTTGCTCATGCGTTCCTCCTTTCTCGTTTGTGTCACCTATGACACTTCTCTTCCAAAAAAAATTTCATCTAGAGAAAGGTTGAAATATTTTCTCATCATGAACATTTCAGAAGATCTCCAATCCCTCTTGTTGTTTTCTTTTGCCATATAGGACGTTTCAGATATTCCGAGTATTTTCGACATAGCTAACATTGATAAACCATACGAAGCTCGTAACGCTTTAAGGCTTGCGTTAGGCTGTTTTTTCTTGATTGCCATTCTCTCACCCCCTTTTTCTTTTGTGTCATTCTTGACACCTTCATAGTACATCTGGTTGCGAATAATGTCAATAAATATTTTTATGCTTTATGACACTTTTGTTATTAAAAGTATTTACTTATGACACTATATAGGTATAATAAGAAATATAAGGAGGTTTTACAATTGGAACTTTTGGAAAACATCGGCGATAAGTTAAAAGAGCTCCGGAAGGAAAAAGGCGAGTCATTGGAGGAGGTGGCGAAGTTTATAGGTTCGTCAAAATCTCTTCTTTCTAAATATGAACGTGGCGCGAGTGAACCTGGGCTAAGGGTATTAAAAAAGCTAGCAGACCATTTTAACGTATCGTTAGATTATTTGTTTGGGTTTACGAATGACAGACAACCAATAGTAGCTGAAAAAATTCAAGAGTTATTCTCTGAATTAGATGAGGCTAAGAAAAAGGAAGCTATTCGATACCTTCAATTTCTAAATTCACCCGAGGAGGAATAGTTTATGGGAAGTATATTCCAGGATAAATCAGGTAGATGGCGCGGTGTCGTAAACCTCCCTAAGGGTCAAGATGGAAGCCGGAAGCAGAAAGTATTTTACGGAGATACAACGAAAACTGTAAGCCAGCAAAAGAAAGAACTTCAAGTTCAGATTACAGATTTGGAATATGAAATTAACAACAACTTGTACCTCAATGAAACAAATAAAACAATGGAGCAATACCTCAAAGACTGGTTGAAAGTTTATGCTGATGAAAACTTAGAAGAAACCACTCGCCAGCTTTACGAAATGTATGTCAAAGTACATATAAATCCCTCTCTAGGGAAGTTTAAAATAAAAGACATAAGGCCCATGCAGATCCAAGAATTTTACAACGAAAAAATGAAAGACGTGAAACTTGAGAATGGCAAAGTGAAAAAAGGATTGTCCAATAATACCATTGGAAAATTACACTCCTTCCTCAATAGGGCATATGAGGACGCAATTACAAATCGGACCGTCAAGTATAACCCGTGCCAAGGGGTTAAAAAGCCAAGGAAGGCAAAGTACAAGCCAGCTGTTTGCAACGAGAAGAGTTTTGAGACCTTACTGAGTGAAACGAAGGGAACACTTGATGGGGCACTGATCTTGCTGGCTGGGATCTGTGGCCTACGGCGAGGCGAGATATTCGGGTTAAGATTCATAGACATCGATCCGATAAACTTCAAACTAACAATCTTTCAAACAAAAGTTCGATTCAATAAAAAATGGATAATCAAGAAGCCGAAGAGCGAGACGAGTTCTAGGACAATTTCCGTCCCTGAGTTCGTTACCAATACAATCTCTGCATACTTAGCTGGTCTCAAGGTGGTTCCTGAATTGATTTTTAGCGAATTTCAGCCTGACGCATACAGCAAGCACTTTAAAAAGCTTTTAGTAACACATGGTCTCCCTCCTATGCGATTTCACGACTTAAGACACTTCAACGCCGTCATTATGATGAAGTACGGAGTTCCTGACAAGGTGGCATCCCAAAGGTTAGGACATAGCCAAGTGCAAATTACTAGAGAAATATACCAACACGTTTTACCTGATATGGATCGCCAAGCCTCAGTTGTGATCGAAGGGGTATTTTCAAAACGACCTATAGACGCTAAAAAAACGGAGCAAGGATGAATCCTTTTCGCTCCGTTTTCTATATGTAAATACACACATTCTACACACACAGCATGGTAGCATAAGTTAATTAGTGTCATAAAGATATACAAACTAAGCATAAATTTATGAGTGCTTAAATATATAGGAAGAAACTAGAATGCAGTTATAATGCGGGGTCAACAATGACACTTCGCTAGATTCAGGTTCTAGTGCTCGCAAGGGCATGGAGGTTCAAGTCCTCTCGACCGCACCACTTTTAAATTTTAAATACACACATTTTTACACACACGTATACACAAAGCAAAATCGGGGAAATGCAACCCCCGACTTTTTATTTTAAACATATATTAAGTCTAGCGGAATTTGAAGCAGTTTTCTTACCCTGTAGGCAATACTTGCTGGCATTAAGCCTGGATCGCTTTCGTATCTCCTATATGAGTCAATGTTTATCCCACAAGACATCGCCACCTCATCGATTGTGTACCCGCAAGAAATCCTAGCAGCTCTTAATGTAATCTTAAACATATTTTCATTCTCCTTCATTTACCACTTGCCGAAGAAGGGGATAATTGGGTATAATTACAATAACAAGAACCCTTCTTCGGAAGTGCGTTTTTTTGATAGGAAGCCGTAACTCTTGTCGGGGGAACGGGCTTCCTTCCTTTTTTACTTTCGTTTCAATTCTTGCCCTTGTGTTTCCATGACAACTACCCCTTTCCGAACATATAATCTTTTATTTATAGAACATTTGTTCTATTTCCTGTCCTTATATATTAGATCATGATGTTAAATCAGACAAGGGGAAATCTGTCGAACGCTAATTAATTACCTCCACTCCCCCCATAAAGCTCACATACTTCAACCCCTAGCGCCTCAGCTATTATAGATTTAGCTTTTACTCCTGGACTCCTCCCTCCCTCGATTGAGGCAATATACCCCCTACTTAACCTGGTCCTGTCGGCCAGGTCTTTTTGCGTCCAGCCTTTCTCCTTTCGGATCTCGGCGATCCTCTTTCCTACCATTTTGTCAATCCCTTGATGTTACTATGATCTTATAACCAAAGTTGTGTCGAATAAGGCAATAATTACTCCCTTAAAATTGTAATAGTTTACGCTAAATATACCTCATTTTTGACACACAATTGATATGTTATCGCATATATTAGCCTTAAAGGTCTATTTTTCGGAGGAAACGCGCCTTAATTACCGAAAGTAAGCTGTGGTGATGAGCGTGTATCAGCCCCAAAATAGATTAGAAGAATTAATGCACAAAAAAAGAATGACCCAAAAAGAGTTGTCCCAATTAACGGGCATACCTCAGTGTGATATAAGCAAAATAATTAATGATAGAAAATCCATTTATCTTACTACTGCTCAACGAATTGCAAAAGCTTTGGGGAGTAAAGTAGATTACATCTGGCCTTATTACTAAGGCCCCCAGCAGTACTGCTTAGGGTCTTATTTTATTTGCCCCTCCTTCCTCTTTAAAAAAATAAAAGACCTAGACTAGCTACATCTATTTTCAACAAGATGTAACCACGTCTAGGCCTCTGTACTCCAGTGAGCCTAAGGTCCTGCCTGTGCAGTGACCACATGTTTTTTTATTATTTATAATATATCAAGATGAGCACAGAAAATCAAGGAATAAATAACTCCGGCTTCTTGGCCTTTGCGTTACCGCAGGCCTGAAGTAATAAAATCAGCAACAAAAAGGGGTATATTCGTGATTTTTTCAGGCTGCAAATTTCTCCGGAAATCTGTATGAAAAAATAAACGTTCGAAGGCGCATGAGATCAGCGTTTTAGTAAAACGGTAAGTAGTGCAACAGGGTGCTGCAAGAGGTTCGCGCAAGACTAAGTTGCAGTACTCTATTGCACTACTCTAGGATACTAGCAGGCTAAAATTAGGCCTTAATCAAAAGGCTATACGCAACACCCTGAAATACTAAAATGTTGTCGCAAAACCATTAAGATTGTCGGAAAGCAGGAAGTTATCTATAAATCATCGAATTGAATAAGTTATTAATAAATCTAGAGAATAAATCTAGAGAGGAGTTTTAGTCTTGGGAGATTATATAGTTTGGGGTATTATTCTGGGCATTCTATATCTCATATTCAAAAGAATCAAAACGTCACGTGAGAACAAGCATAAAGGCATTATCGCAAGAATTGATCAATTAACGGTAGTGCAAGGCGTACCAGGTACAACTGAAGGACAATCCGCATTTCTTCGCTTGTATGACGACAAGGTAACTGTGAACGATCAACAGACTATACCTTTAACGAGAATCAAAGAAGCCGTAAACTTTAGCCAGAAAGACATTGAAACCAAAAATAAAAGTGTTGTTGGAAGATCAATAATTGGGGCAGCCCTATTAGGACCATTGGGAGCTGTTGTCGGCGGGATAAGTGGAGTTGGCCAAAAGAATAAGGATATAAATACAGCGTTCCTGGCTCTCCACTATACCGATAAGGACGGAGCATCCGAAACGGCAGTGTTCAGAAACGCTGGACCAGGGCCCTTACCATTAACTAATTTTACAAAAATCCTTAACGAGAAACTTGGTATTGTTCCGGGCTCCACCAAGCAAGCCTACGAGATTTGATTAGAAACGCAACAAAAGGCCCCCGGCACACCCGCCGAGGGCTATTTTTTATATAAAAATTTCAAAATATATAGCGTTATCGCTTGACATATACCAGCGATAACGCTATAATAGTATTAACAGCAAGAGAGAAACACAAACCCGACAGCCTAGATGAGGCGGGGCGAGAAGGAGTTTTATAAATGGAATATGGTAAAGATGATTTTGTGGAAATGATTAAAAACTGGCAAGTAGACAACTCTCCAAATTATGATGATTTGGTAATTGTAGGAGTGGAATTTATTGAAGATACCCAAGAATGGGCTGCAATAGCAGAAGATGAAAAAAATTCTTATTCGATAACAGATGATGGGCTGGGGAATATTGTTATCAACTATTCGGGAACCCGCTAATATAAAGGAGTCGAGGGTTAAATGAGCTTAAAATTGTCTGTAAATATTATCAACGAAGTTCTCACAGGCCCAGAAGCTGCAGCAGAATGGGGACTTGCGGAGTCTACCGTGCGAAATGCGGCTGCTGCCGGGAAGTTTGAATCATACGAAGCGCGAAGAGCAGGTAAGAACTGGCTTATTACCAGGGATGGTATGCAACGAGTATTTGGCCCAGAACGCAAAAAAGCCCCCTCCAATTAAGGAGAGGGCTTTGCGTCTCTTATCTAATTTCACGATCTGCCTTAATCCGGCCATAGATCGCTAACAGTCCACCAGCTGCCGTTGCGATAACCACGATACACTCGGCAATCTGGTCCTGTGTATCTGCGTCAATGACAATTCCAAACGCTCCGGCGGCCGCCGCTCCTACTGCGATTAGGCCACCCCATACAGTTTTTGATTCGTACCATTTTTTTTGCATGTCATTTTCCTCCTCTTTCATTTTGGCAATCGCTTGCCGATTTGGTTAATCTATATCTCCCAAGTCCAGCGTCTGCCCTGCTAACTCATGAAAACAGTCTGATAAGAACTGGATCTTCCCATCTGTTACAAAACTATGGCAGCGTGATTCTGCTCTGTCTTTGTTTACTAGCATGGACGGGGAAAATGTTGGTTTCTCAAAATCACTATTAAAAGCCCACCTATCATCAAAAACGTGATGGCATTTACATCCCTGGCAGTAGATTATATAACCTCCGTGATCCCCATTTGAGGTTAAGATTTCTTCTGCTTTAGGCATGATCTTTCTCCTTTACGCTAAATCCATAATCTTTGCGGCAAAACCTAATTTGTTGATATCTTTAATAGCTTGGGGTGCCAACGACTTATAACACCGAACACTTAAGTGGATATCATAATCTTCTGCAGAAGCCACAGGCGGCACTACAACAGGTGCAACGACCAAAGCTTTATAACTATAGCCGAAATAGTCGCAAACGCCCATATAGAGCTTTTGAGCGATTGTCTGATGATTATAGGCCAACCATGTTGCCTCAGATTGGTTGTCATGGAAAGCCAGCTCGATTAAAGCTGAGGTAGCATTTACTAAAACGCCAACCTCAACTAGTTTTGGATTATACTTGACTCCCCGATCTGCACCTGGGCTTAGTGGGGCAATCTGGTCATAGAAGCATTTCCCCAGTCGCTCAGAGTTAGTCCCCGGACCATAAGCAAAGACCTCTGTCCCAACTCCACCACCGGCATTACTGTGGATAGCAACGTGGATATCTGCTTTGAAGTTGTTTGAGTCATCAGCACATTGATAAGGAGTCATCGAAGGGTAATTTCGCTTAAACTCGAATCGTCCATCATTATCTAGTAGTTGCATGAGGATGTCAGCAATTGCATTCATTTCTTTCTCTTCTGTAGAGAATGGAGATACGCCGCGATTCGCCTCTTGAGTTGATGGTGAAATATATATCCTTGGCATACAGATAACCTCCTTCTCTTTTATTGGTTCAGGGATGGGAAGAGGATCCACAGGAAGAGGTATGATAGGAACTGGATCCACAACAGGTATTGTTGCAGGCAAACAAAAAAGGCCGTGACCGCTTGTATCGTCACGCCCTAGCTCGTATATGTCTCTGCTACTACTCTTTATAAGGTCAAGTGTTTCCTCTGTGTTCAGGGTGCCTTTCCAGTCGCTATAACATAACAACTCTCCCACGGACACCGGAGTAGCGTAACTCGTCCCGGATGGTATCCATATCTTACCCTCATCATTTACAATAGCCACATAATCAGGGCATACAGCAGTAAGTTTAGGACCCTTGTTACTAAACCCATCGACCTTGGTTCCTGTTTTGTCAGTGGAGCCTATGGCAATAGTAAAATCATATCTAGCAGGATAGCTTACATGATCCGTGTAGCCATCATTGCCCGCGCCACAGACCATCACGATTCCATACTTTTCGCACAGAGCCTGATATCTTAGGTAATCAGGGGCAGTCATGCCACTTATCCCCGCCATGCTAACATTGATGATATTGGCCTTGCCCTGCTTGGCTAATTCCTCTACCTTATTAAACACTGCATCTTTGTTTCGAGTGTTGTCAAAGTAAAGGATTTTGGCATCAGGCGCTATTTCATGGATCGTCTGCCCTACATTTGTTCCGTGCCCTGATTCAGTAGCCGTGCCGAATACATCAGTGTAGTAAGACTCCATCCCTTTGCGCGGCTTACCTTTAGCCCCATCTAATATGACAGCTACTTTGTTTTTACCCGTATAACCTGCTTTATGCCACTTATCGACATTGAGTAGTTTTCTGACCGCATCATTTTGTTTGAGCATCATTTCCCTTCACCTTTCTCCTGCAGTTGAGTGAGTACCTTCGTAATTCCAGGAGGCAACGGAACCCCGAGGATCCCTAAGTTTTCGGTAACAGAAACACCTTCACGGGCAACATAAAAGTAAATAGCAAGTGTCCTGAGGACCGGATCTGAGTTGCCAAGCATTTCATCTAAATTTACGGCGATAGCCAGCACAACGAGGATAATACATTTTCTGATGCCACCCCAAAACATTACTTCGCTGTCAACCTTATGGCTCTTGATAGCCCCCAGAAACCCTGTTGCATAGTCTACAACCATCAATAGGACCAAACACCTTAGGGCAACATCCCAACCACCTAGCCAATAGCTTACAAACGTGCTTATCGCGGCAAATGCGGTGCTAAAACTAATCTCTCTTGTGTTCATGCTTCGCCTCCTTTTTGTGTTACCCGTGTGAGCCCCAGCGCCCTACTCCGCTGTCACCCCTCAGCGTTTCGGGCATGATTTGGGGCATAAAAAGACCGCCCCGATGGACGGAAAAATAAACTATATTGAAATAAAGAACGCTGAGGCTTAACCCTCAGCGTTCTTTTCTTTTTCTGTCATCACGTTAACAATTACGCTAACTGTGCACTTTTGCTTTTCTGCCTTATCCTGTAACCACGCTAGTAATTCTGGTTCGAAATATATCGCTTCACGAATTTTCTTATCTGACTTAGGTGGTCTTCCTGCCATAATAATCACTCCTTCAAAGTGATTTTATAGCATTTAAAAATATTTTGCAATACCCTTATTTATCTATTGTATAGCATTTAAAAGCATGCTATAATAAGACATAATCAAATTTGAGGGGGGAACGAAGATGAAAGATATCATATTCAAGTATAAACCAGCACCAGAAAAGTCCGTCAGACAACTAAGCGATGCCGAAATCTTCACTATGCTGAACAACGGAAGGTTTGACCCCGATGCCGATCTAGCCCGAAAGCAACATAGGGAGCACGAAGCTGGCCATATCCACGCAAAAATTCATAAAAACATATATGGATGGTGCTTATTTGACCCTTACTGGGGAGGAAGGCGTATTAGTGAAAACTTCTCGACGCAAGAACTTGCTGAAGAGCACGCACGGAAATGGGTCACTAAAGATCCCGAGAAAAATCATTTTTACGAATAAACTAAAGCCGAGCCGAGCCGGGCGGCCAATCCCGGCGCAAAGGGAAAGAAGGAGAATATATGTTTTTCTTAGAAACTATTCACATCGATTGTTTCGACGATGCAGTTCCTATTGCAGATTGGGTTCAGATGAATAAATTAGCCAACGAGCAGACTGATGAATATAGGTACATCGGTAATAGCTTTGGCGATGATCGTCGGGTGTACGCACTCTTTGTCAATGCTAGAGCCGATTATAAACGCATAGCAGTACTGATTAACAGATAACCCCGCCTGACGACACTGAGAGAGGATAACCCCAAGGCCGGCCGTGGCCAATACCGGCGGAAGGAGGAATAAAATGAAAAACTTTAAACCCGTAATGGAGCTCATTGGCCTATCGATTTTGATTAACGAAAACACCGATTATTGCTCTTTCGTTGATTTCTCGGGTCATGTTGACAAGGTTAAAATCAGAGTCTACAAGTCAAGGGAGCTCTGCATGGAGCAATCAGGCCGTTTATATGTTGCCGATATGTATTACAATGCCACAGAATGGCAAAGCGAGGAACAAATACTCTCAGAGTTTGAGGAGGCGAAGAGGATCCTGTCTGACTACTTGTATCATCTAGACGATTTAGAGCAAATAGAAAGCACCCGTCCCTAAGCCTGGCAGCCTAGACGAGTGCTTAAGAATAACACCGGAGTGTCCTGGTTATTATACCACGGCGCTCCGGTCGACAAAAGAGGAGTGAGTTAACATAGCAACACAACTACTTAGTTCAACCGCTGAGATCCTACTGGATCAGATCATGGACGCCGTTACCGAAGTGGACAAGCCTGACCTCCAACAATCACTCTCCGTAATCTTAGCCCAGTACGATATCAAGCCAGCTTTAGTCCCTCACGGCCACCCCGACTTACAACAAAAAATAAAACTCTTCCTCGCTGGCAAAAAACTCGAAGGGCTTAGTCAGTTAACTCTCGACAGCTACGAGTTGGAGTTAAAGATCTTCGCTGAGCATGTTCATAAGGCCACAGACGATATAACTACAGGAGATATTCGCACTTACCTGAGCGAGTGGGATCATCTTAAGGCATCCTCCCTCTCAAAGCGTCTATCCGTTTTGAAAAGCATGTTCGGATGGCTCGCGAATGAAGAGATCCTTTCTCGTGATCCGACAAAGCGTATTAAGCCACCGAAGAAAGAGCAACGCGTACCCAAGGCCTTGACGATCGAAGAGTTGGAGATGATCCGCGAAGCTTGTGTCACACCGCGAGAACGAGCGATGATCGAAGTCTACTATGCGACAGGTGCCCGGCTATCAGAAGTACAACAACTGAACCGAGAGGACATTGATTATCAGTCTATGTCAGTCCAGGTAGTCGGCAAGGGGAACAAGGAGCGCACCGTTTACTTTAGTTTTAAAGCATCCTATCATCTTAAAAAGTACCTCATGCGCCGACTAGATGATGTGGACGCACTGTTTGTTACCCAACGCAGACCATATCGGAGGCTATCGAACAAAGGCATCCAGCGAGAGATCAAGATTATTGCCGCACGGTCTGAGGTTAAGAAAAACGTCCATCCACATATATTCCGCCACACTTTCGCAACTTTGATGCTCAATAATGGCGCGGATCTGGTAGCGGTGCAGGGATTACTCGGACACACCAACCCAGCCACGACATTGATCTATTCGGTTCTATCCGACGAAAAACGAAAACAATCACATAAGCAATACCTAGTTCAGTAACGTCCTTCGGGGCGTTTCTTTTTTAATTTACAGGGTTTTCCTCTCTTGTGTCGAAATTGGTAGTTGTCCAGACTAACCTATCCCGGCCAGAGGGGGGATCTATTTTTAGGGAGGAATAGTATGAGTTTCGAAGATGAATTAGCCAAGCGTACCGCAAATGCCCGAGAAACGATAAATCAACAAGAGGAAGAGTCGAAGATAAGAGCAAAGAAGGCAATGGCCACTGACAAAATTATTTTAGAAACAAAAGAACTCATAGAGTCGGAATTTGCTACTGTGGCCAAGTATTACCGCAATGCTAAGGTTCATCCTACACATGACATCGAAAAAGGCCAAGTCGTTGCACACTTCGGAACGTTTACCTGCAGCATTTTAGAATGTGCAGCAGATAAGGACTTTAACTTCCCACTACCTGTTATATTTGCAATTCAAGTTATTCCTGCTGATGACCTAAACAACCTAAGGCTCACTAGCGCTCATCTCATTAATCGGGGAAATACTAAAAATGTATATTCCGATTTATTGAGTATCCTTAGGGACCAGGCAAGGCTAAACAATTATTGCTACGATGGCTCTATTGATAAAAAATTAATTTCAGAAAGTATCAAGGCAGAAGTTATCCGCCTGATCGACAAAGCCCAAAGTGAGCTAAACCCTCATTAGAGGAAACTAGACGAACCATTTCTTTATTAATGCTCTCTGTTGCCTCAGAAATAGCATTAGTTAGTAATGAAATCGGTTGCCCGACTAGGTCCTCGGAATGGTTTATTCTCGCAGTTAATTGAACCGATGTTCCCCCTTTAACGTGAATGGTAGTCTGGATATCTACCCCGTTGGCAACTTCAACAATGGGCATTTTTTATTCGACCTCCTTAAATATGGTAAATACTTAAGCCCTAGGATTATTAACCGAGGGCTTTGCTTACTGCGCATAATGGGTCAAATGTGACATTAATTATTATGCCAATGTTCATTGCCAAAGGGTATATACATTGGTGGGATTGTTGCACCTTTCACTACCATATAAGTATCTAGTGAAGTTGCAGGGAAATTGACAGTAACAAAAGCATAAGCTGAAGACGTAATGGGAATATCCGTTCCATCGCCATACGATACATATGCTTTATTGATATCCCAGAACACAAAGGAATGTGCAGAACTTTTAGTATAATGGATTGTAAATCCATCGATATAGTCGATTGGGATAAAATCACTTGCTAAAGTTGAAGCAGATGCTATGAATGCTCCTGTGGTTTTGTCATAATAACCATCTGTCCTAGCTTTGGATTTGTCAAATAAGTTGTAAATAGGCTTTCTTGCAAAGTAATTTAAAGTACCCCATTTATTTTTAAAATAAGGCTCTTTTAGTGTGAAGTCATAACCGATTCCACTACCATCATCCGCTAATTTCATCTCGGTAACTGAGTTAGCCGTATTAACTAATCTAAGATTATCAACTACATATTTATTGCTATTGATGTCTACTATGTCCATTGTAAGAGGCGTAGAACCTTCCATTAAGCCGATATAAGACTTATCATCATCCTCTTCAGTAAAATACATTCTCCAACAACTACCGTTAAATAACAAACAACTTCGGTAGACCTGAAAACTATGATAACTTCCTTTGATACCATTTGGTTCCAGCATTATTTTTTTAAAGTCAAAATTTAACCCATCCGTACTTGTAAAGTACCACAATTTTAATACAGTATCACCTACATTAGCACCAAGCACTAATAAATGATAAATGCCGTTTACATATTGTAGATCCATATGCCAAGGGTCTATATTATGATGCCCACTTAATGTCGTATCTACTTTTGCACTCCATGTTAATCCATCCAAGCTTTCAGAATATGACACATGCCTACCGTTAACTCCTGGTGCTCCATCTACATACCACATTCTATATTTATCTAGTACAGTGTCAAAAGAGATTGCTGGGCTTCTTACCATGTCACCTACACCGTTATCAGGTGCTTGTAAATCTATCACTGTTGCTCTGCTTCCCCAAGTTACGGCATCTGGGGTTATTTTTTTAAGCACTGTTGTTGGTAAAAGCTCTCCGTTTCTATGGGTTATCCTATACCAAACTTCTAATCTAAGACTTTTACGATTATAGAAAATATGCGGGTCTGAGAAATAATCACCATTAGCTATTTCTGCTTCAGTTAAATCGTCGAGTGGATTTTTAATCGGTGTCCAATCTATACCATTGTTACTAGCATACACACAAGGACACTCCCACCTATCCCTATAAGGTAATTTCCCTTTTGGGAACGGAGTTTGAACCATCCAGTAGGTATACCCTGCAAACCCTTCTGGTATATAGCATACACTTGGGTGGTAAGGTTGATTGTATCCGCTAAAATCCTCAATAAATAATGGTTTTGCATAAGGGTTATTTTTAATTATTGTAAATTCTTTCTCTAAAACTATAGCTTTACTTTCAGCAGAATAATTTATAAATCCACTAGGCAAAACGGCAGAATTACAACACATATAAGTATCTTTAGTGCTTAAAGGTACTGTAAATGTGATATATTTAATATTTTCATCAGTTATAGTAAAGTTGCTTGCACTTTCGCCCATTATAAAATTTTTATCTTTATCCCAATAACAAATTATTCCACCGTTAGACTTTGAGTATGAATGCCCATAAATAACAGGTATAAAATCGCTTGATTGCGTGGATTGATCATTAATAAAAGCACCTGAACTATTAAAAAAACCATCGGTTATCATTGCTAACTTATCAAAGATATTCACAATTTCGTCACTATTTTTTATGTTTTTAAGTGATTGTCGTTGTAACGCAGTTTCCGCCAACTGCGACTTAACACCATTGAAATCATCGTCAAGCCTCTGCTTTAAATTAACCTTATCGACCCCATTAGCATCGACAGCGGCCTGCCTAGACATTGCATCTGTATCTGTTTCGCGGTTGACAATTCTAGTTACTTCTTCTTTTGTAAATCGCTTAGATGCTCCAAGTGCTTCTAAATCCATTAGATTAACCTCCATTCTCCGAGGTAGTAGCGATAATACTTATTGTTGTTATCTGGGTAAAACTCAATCAAAGTATTTCCGTCAACACCTGCCGGAAATGGTTCCGTAGACAACTTCGCTAAACTCCCAACTATCAAAGCAGATACCTTCTGCATCGGTTTCCCTGTTTCGGTATCCTCTACAACCGCCATAGCATACTGTTTTGGATCTACTGCCATTCATATCACTCCTTAAATAAAAATAACGCCCTCTGTGGCGTTTTAGTGCGCGTAATGAGTCTATTACGCAGTAACGAGTTCCCTCGGAATAGCTTCAATGTCTGTTCTTTCAGCTTCAGTAAGGAGTCCTTTTGTTACCGCATTATCTAAATTCGTAGTAGTAAAATTTGCGTTATATTTCCAGCAACTCACAAAATAATTATATAGTCTGCTCATTTATCATACCCCCAATAAAACATTGATTGCATTTTGAGCCTCAATAAGAGAGGATTGAAGGGTTGCTACTTGAGTTTCCAGAAGTGAAATTTTAACCTCTGGACTTACATACTCAACATAATTGGGATTTTCAACAAATCCATTAGATACTGAATAAGTATATTTCTGTGGAATTATTGTATCCGCAGTTTCTACGCCTTCAAATTTATTACATTCTGAATAATAACCTATAATATATTCTCCATTTGAATCCGTTACCAGTAGTCCGTTTTCTACTTCCGCTGCTGTATCGACTATGTTCACAACTACATTATCTAATTTATTCGTGATAATCACCTTTTTTGGCATTTTAACTTACCTCCATTTTACTTTAAGATCTCCAGTCATAGCATTTTATTGCGTTACCTTCTGTACCACCTTGAAGTGCGACCCCGTCTACAACTTTTTTTAATGCAAATACAACTGCCTTCCCGTAGGTTGTGCTATACCCATAAGAAACTAAAACCTTAGAACTACTTAATACTGCCGATGATGCCTCGTGTGTCGTACTGTTGCTAAAATCGTATGGTACTCCCTTAGTGATAGTTGTGCCAGTTATAGTTAGCACGACAGCCTCTCCAATATTAGTTGATAGGTTGCTGACAACAAGAACTGTTGAACTATCGATAGCCAATGCCCATATTTTGTCACCAGTCCCTGTTGTCAGAATTGTTCCCTCTGTGACAGTGGTCCCAGTTATAGATAGAACAACTGCTCTTCCGCCATAACTATTATTATAAAAAGCAACCAGTACTCGCGAACTATCCAATCTGACGGCTGACGTAAATGTAATTAGGGTGGCAGAATCAAATCCAAAAAATGATCCTTTAGTGATGGTAGTACCGTTTATGGTTAATACTATTGCCCTACCCCAACCACCAGTGCTGTAGACAGCCAGAACCCTAGAGCTATCTAATAACACCAACGAATTGCTGAGAGTGCCCACATCGATAACGGTGAGTGCCCCAACTGTTACAACAGTATCAACTATAGTCAGTACATTAGCATAATTGTTGCCATTGTCACTATAAGAAACCAGAACCCTAGAACCATCCAATGCTACAGTGGAGGTGTAGTTAACAACACCGGAACGGAAGCTTACTGGAGTACCCTTCGTGATGGTTGTGCCGGTTATGGTCAATACGACAGCATATCCATAACTGACCCCTTGCTCATAGCATACGACTACCCTAGAGGGGTCCAACAGTGTTGCGGAGATAAATGATGTCCCAGATGAATTAAAGGTGAATGGTGTACCCTTTGTTATCGTCGTACCATCGATAGATAATACAACCGCCGTCCCATATCCAGTTGATGCCTCATATGCAACCAGGACTCTGGAGCTATCAAGTGTCACGGCTGAAGTATACTGTGTATTGGCTGATTCAAAATTAAATGTCGTGCCTACATAGTCACCATGTATTATTTTATGCCTAGCCTTTGAAGCTTTATCATTTATATATTCAACTAGATCTCCTGTGCTAACAGTTTCCCCAGCAGCCACAGTATAACTTCCCAGTATAGAATCAAGTATTTTTAAGTTACCTACTCCTATGCCATGTTCTCTTAATTCAATCACGACAGCACCTCACTTGCCACGCTATCATTGCTGTCATAAGTTATAGTGTACGTCTTAGTCCATTCAACCGTTGTCCCATCGATTTTATATTTCGTTTCTGTTCTTGTTGTATATTTTGGAGATGTCCCACCGCTTAAAACCGACTTTAAAATAAGTGTTCCATCTGATCTTTTATGGCCTACTTCGGTATAAATACCATTACTATCCATACCAGATTTTACAGTTGAATAGTACGCAGTTTCCGCCAAATGTCCAGTAACGGCATCGGCTTGAGTTTTTAATTGTGCGTCGATTATATCCGCATTATCGTTGAAATCCGATATCTTAACATTGTCAGTAAGCTCCGGCTTTTTTAAGCCGTAAGTAGTTGTTTCTTGCATTTTGTCACCCCTTAGTTAAAAGTCTGTGCGCCAGCCCATGTTAAGGTTGATACATCTTGCCACGTCTTAGTTCCTATAAAACTCCAAGTGTTGTAGGTGTAATCATAAGCAAACGCCAGGTGTGCGGGCTTGATCTCTTCGATGATCGCTGAAAGGTCGGCCATATTAGACGGAGTTCCTTTTGTGCCAGTAAATTTAACCTTGAATACGTAGTTGGCATTGTCCTCTACTACGGAAACCTCTCCGTTACTGAACGCTGCCGCGACTGTCTCGATCATGGCCTTTGTCGTTGTCCCTACTGATCTCAGTTTCGCTTTGACTTTCTCGCGCCTGAAATCATATGGCTTGGAGACATCTGGAGTAATACCAAGATCCAGCTCCCAGCGATCAACGTTTTTCACTACACTGTCGACAAAAAGACTATCCTGTAAGGTATCTAGTTCAAACTCTAAACGCCTGAGCTCTTTAGTGTCGGCATCAAGCAGATTGCTCATTACCTTAGAGCGGTAGTAGTAACCAGGTAGGGCTTTTAGCATCTCCTTCTTGTAATCCCGCTTAGCCACACTGCACGAAACAACGACCTCAACTTGTCCTTGTGAGATAATCGGCGAAAATTCAACGTTGATACCTTGTATCCATGCCTCTCCAATGCCTTCGCTGGTTGCCTGACCAATACTTAGGTCAATACCTTTGGCCTGTACCTCCGCCGCCCCTTCTAAAAGTGCTAGGCGAAAATCCATAACAAAGTGCGGGTCTAAGTCTCCCCACGTTAGGCCTTGAACGGCATCCCACGTTTGCTGTTCGATTGCGGGCATAATCATTCACCTACTTCAGTCTTACGATTAGGTAGCTTTGCGGTATCTTGAATTGACTTGAAATATTGATGGTCTTTGCGAACTCTAAGGGAGCATGAAAAAGCAAATTTCCACCGCTTTGCGCATCGTATAGTCCTACGTGCGTAATCGTCCCCCAGCTTGCAGTTGCAATCGGGAATAGAACATCAGCCGAGTTTGATGTCTGTCCATCGGTCGGAGATGTGAACGCGACCGGCATACGTACATAAGATCCACCGGTTACTTCTGTCCCCGTTCCTGCATCCGTTGGGTCAGACGTGAAAAGACCAGCGTAAACTGTCGCCGGTGAACTGTATGATGTGTTTCGGAGGACAGCATTAATCAATGCGTTTTCCAAGTAATCTGACAACTGACTCAAAATAAACCACCTCCTAAGTTAATGTAACTGTGCCGAGGATTGCCACCTCGGTATCAGCAACGGCAATGTTCGCGGTACCCGTGTTAACCGTTAGGCCTGTATAATCGAGTACCCCTGCGCTGGAAAGAATTAGACTGCCAATCCAGGCATAACTGACCACATAGTTTTCGGTGAAAGCGATCTCTTTCAGATATGCAATTAGGTTAGTTTGGATATTAGCCAGGGCTTGTTCCTGAGTATAGTCGGTACTAATCGTGAGTTGAACGGCTATATCAATTGATTTTCCTGTTGCGGATACTACTGTCACCGTTGCGCCGATCGGGCGTTCATCCTCGATGTGATCCGTCACTTCCGTCACTAGCTCCGCGCTGGCTGGTTGCCTATTACTGTCAACGATGACAACTTTGATGGTCCCGTTACCCGCCCATAAAGGGAAGACACGGGCATCGCCAACACCGGTTACTCCCTTGGCCCAATTGATATAGTGATATTTGTTTCCACTAGTTTGAGGTGTACGAACTTTCTCGAAATAACGTTCGCGCAATTCATCATCCGGCTCACCGTCATAGCCATTTGTAAAGGCGGCATTATTAACAACTGCCGATAAGCCAGCGATAGTTACCGGGTAGTATTTAACTGCTCCCTCAGGAGCATTCCCGGCGCTCCCGTAACTATCGCACTCAACCTGTACAGTCTCCATAGTTGTTTCTCCGATGGTTGTGGCCTGGCTAATAATACTAAACGTTAATACGTCACTAGATACTTTCGTGCCGGGCGCTATGATTATCCCCGGCTGGCCTGTTATTGTCACAGCGCCTGTCGCTTTTGTAGCCGGCTTACGAGTAACGCCTTGGTCAGCTACCTTGCGGTCTAGGTATTCAGCCTCTGCCGTAGTTGCAAATCCACGATCCAGTGTAGCATTAATTTCTGCATCTTTCAGTTCCAACTCAATAGCTACAGGCTTAATCGCATCATAAAAAAATGACCCCTCTGATTTATCCACATCAGAGGTTATATTTCTCAGCATCCGATCTGATATTTCCTCGTTAGACATTACTCATAATCACCTCCCCGTAAATCGTGTTTAGCGTCATGCTCAATATTACCCGGTCTTCGTCCGTTTCGACCTCGAAGTTGCTCACATTTGTTATGGCACTGCTTGTGAGGAGAGCCTCAGTGATCGTCCGTTCCAACTCGGTATGCGTAAAGTCCCTGTCGAACGATCTGCCGATTAGGCTGTGATGCGCTGATCCGTAATCAGTACCCTCATATATAGGTATTCCTTTAACTGTCCGCAGGGCTTTCTCTGCCCATACTCTCACGTATTCTTTCCCAGTTACCAGAGGTATCTTGCCGTCTATCAGGATAAAGTCCCCGGCCGTAAAGTCCCATGCAAACGTTTTGTGTCCCGACGCGGTTTCTGTCTGCGCCACATCTATGGCAGTAATTTCAAGCCTTGAGATGTTAGGCAGCATCTCACTCACCAACCTTATCTAATACATACCAGAGCTTATAATTACTGTCAGGTATCATAATTACCATATCCCCTTGCTGTAAAGGGTTCTTGATTGTTATAGTCTTTGTTGTCGTCGAGTAGATAGTGTCATCCGTGTAATTCACACTAAACCCATTTAATAACAGATTCGCGACCACTAGTTTGTCATTCTCCAGGACAACGCTATCACCCCACGATACCTTCAATGGGGTCGTGGATATAACCTCGCCCGTAGTTATTCCGATTGCTTCAGGATTGTTCCGATCGCTAAAGAGTTTTGCCATTTTCTCTAAATTCGTCATGCAACATCCTCCGGAAGTGTCAGCGTTAGATCCATGGTGTGTATGCCACCTGCATCGACATTGTGTTTAGCCTGTGTGATCATGTATCTCCCCTGCATACCAGTCTCAGGCTCGATGACATCAAACAACCGGCCAGCTTTAAAGGTAACGTCACCCATGAGCTTTAGTTTGTTCGTTTCATGGATTTTATTAAGCCTTTGCAGTAGAATCTTTGCTACCTGTCGAGCCTTAGCCGCATCTGCCTCATCGATTTTATAAGTATCCTCCAAGAGTCCGTACTTGCCCCCTGATACAACATCCTCAGCAAGTGCAAGCGTTTGGTAATTGTCTTCGGATGCTGTAATTATCTTTACTCGGTTGCGCAACTCTTCAATGCTTCGCGTGCGATCTGCTCCTAATGTTGTGCTAAGCACGTCTACGTCCCCCGTACCTGGTGCAAGCCTAAACTTGCCAACTATTACAGCGTTGGACATTTTTTCGATATAAATTTTACCTTGCCTAAGCTCTGAGAAAACTCTTACGCCTGTTTGCCTCTCGTAAGCTTTTATGATCGTGGTAATTATCTCCGCAGGTGTTTTCTGCACAAAAATTGAGTCGATCAAGTTATCCATGGGTGTTATCAAACCAATTGGCATGCCGAAGTCTGTTAGGATCTTGGTTATTGCCTGTTTTGCAGGGATCTTATTAAACTGGTACACGCTTTTGCTTTTGCCTAGATACCATCCATAATCAAATGCGGTATAGGATATAGTTATAGAATCGTTCTGCTTGCTTTTAACGACAATACCTCTATTCACTTCGACACCACTCTTAGTGATCACAATAAGATCGCCTAGCTCAATCGGATTATTCGGATATGGGCTACGCCCCCAAACTGTTGTAAAATCCATTACCGAGGCGATAGAGAGATTGCTGTCCCAGCTTATTCCGGTTACCACAGGTGTTACGTCGTATGATTTCGTGCCGTCGTTTTTTACTAGCGTTACCTTAAACATAGGCTACACCACCACAAGTGGGAATTCCTTGAGAGCCAAGGTGTAATATATATCGCCATCTGTAGCCGTTCTGTGTGGAAAGCTGTCTATTGTAACGAGCATATTGACTGTATCGAGCTTCACGCTCGGATCAGTATTGACGATGATTAAGCGTATAGGGATTCTTAAGCCCCACCATCGCTTGATCATGTCTACATAGTCACTGCCGAACATTGTCTTATTCAACGAAAAGGGGTAATCTTTAACCGGGAAAAACGATACCAAGTCAGTCTTTCGTAAGCCTTTTTTGCCAATTATGTTCAACGCTTGGTATAGCCCGTCGATTTCTTTGTTGTCCCAACTCTCATCAATCTCGTACTCTGGAGGCGTGACAGGGAGCAGGAGTACTTCGCTATTATCGTTTATTGATAAATATACTTTTATCATGCTTTATCGCCCCCTTTACCCGTAAACGAATCGTTCCAGTCGTGGCAATAACTTGTCTGCTATTTCCTCGCCAGTTAAATCGCTGCTTTTTTTGTTTAGAGCCCCAGTATTTGCACCTGTAGCTTCAGTGTTGGCAGCTACGGCTTTGGCATTATTTTCTATTGCAGCAGCTAAAGCATCCGACTTTCGTGCATCTATTTTTGCTTTTCTAGCGGCTTCCAATTCCGCTATTGAGTTCTCTGAAAAACGTCCAATCTTGACATCCGGAATTATGGCTGACTTTTCAAATGATGGTTTTTCCATTGTTGATTTTACGCCAGAGAAATCAGCTTTAATCACCTCTTGTCCAAGTGCCCCCCGGATAGCGTTTATTGGCGTGAGCAGGGCACCTACTGCACTTTCTGCTTCCGAAACAACACCATTCCACATCTGTGAAAAGACGTATCCTATACTCTTCGCAACGTAGGTAAACCCGCTTAATACCATATTTGCTCCACTTATTAATCCATTTACGCCATTCTCTGTTGAAGCGGCCACTGAATTCCATACAGTCATAAAGGTAACTTGAACTAGCTCCCAGTTTTTTCGCATCACTGTTATAGCTCCAATTACTATTGCAATCGCCATAACAACTGCGCCAAAGGGGTTTGCGGCCATCATCGCATTTAAGCCTCCCTGTGCAAAAGCAGCTTGGACCGCTGCGATCTTAAAGAGTCCAAACGCAAATACTACAGAACCAATAGCTGGGGCCATGTCACGCACGACACCACCGGCAGTACGCACCCATTCAACTAAGTTCTGTACACCTCCTGAATCAGCCCACGTAGTTAATTTTTGGGATATAACAGTTATCTGTGCCTCCATTACTGAGAAACTCTCATTCATGGCTTTTGCGAAACCTGAATTTATTGCGGTTAACGCAGGCGCAAACGACTTCGTTAAGCTATTCTTAGCCATTACCATCATCTGGCTAATAGTGATGGGTATATTTGCAAATCTTGCATCAGTTTCTTCGGCTGCGTTAGATAGTGCCTTTTTTATGATATCGGCGGTAATAAGCCCTTCGGATGATAGCTTTTTAAGTTCGCCGAAGTCTCTCCCCATTTCCTTCGCGATAGCCTGTCCGAGTAGTGGCGCATTTTCCATTATTGCTACAAATTCATCGCCCTGCAATCTCCCCGAAGCCATCGCCTGAGTGAGCTGGTGCATTGCAGATGTTTGCTCCGTTATGCTTGCGCCGCCGATTTTAAACTGCTTATTCATCTGTTCGGCGAATAACAATATCTCTTCATTGCTGGAAAAAGCGCCACCTGCGAGTAAGCCTAGCTTAGAGACAACTGCGGCTGTATCCGTATATGAGGACTTTGTCCTTTGCGCGGATTGAAATATCTTGTCCTGTAGCTCGGCGGTTGTATTAATGCCATCGTTTATGAGATTGAGGCGAGATTCGGTTGACACTAATTCCTCAGACAAGCTAAGCGCAGCGGACGCACTCCTGAGAGATACCCATGCCGCAGCAACACCTATAATCTGATTTTTTATAGATGACCATGCTGCAGAACTTGTCCGTTGCAAATCCCGGGTAGTCCTTGCGTATTGCATCGTACTGCGGTTAATGTTGTTCATCGTGGGGGTAACCTGATCACGCAGGGTCATGCGTCGTTCTATTGCTGGCGCCATTAGCCACCCCACCTTTTCGTTTCTTCCTCATGAAAAAGGACCATAGACTGGATAAAAAACTCTTTCTCAGCTTGTGTGAGTCCGAGTAGATAATCCAGCCTGTGGCCCCGTTGAATGTAGTAGTGACATAGATATAAATCTACATCACTACTTATGAGTTTTTTATGTCGCTACCAACTTTACTGACGCTGGATCCGTACCCTGCAAGCTTCATGATCTCAATGGCTATGGCTGACACCTCGCCAGGCAAAAAAAGAGCAGTGACAATATCCAAGGGCTCGACGCAGCCATACGCCTTTTGTAGCTCATCAGATTTCAGGTTCGGCTCCTTAACGCACTGTAAGAGTAGATAACTATCTGCCCTAGTGGCATCTTTATCACCAGCGCTCTGGGCTTCTAGCATGTCCGCCGTACCGGGCGAGCGCACAACGATATTCGATTCAAGCGACTCGACATACAGCGTGGCCGTTTTCGCTTTATTATTTTTGATTTTCTCTTTTTTGGCTATTAGCTCTTGGATTGATAATACTTTACTCATCGTTCTTCCTCCCCGTTATATTGTGTCGATGTACTCAAAATCACTAAACGCGAACGCTATATCCTCTGATCCCAGCGTTTTTTGCTCGAATTTCATTAGGTTAAAACCGTCAAACGTAACATCGTATAGAGCTACCCTTTCCACCCCAACAACGTCAGGGTCCGCCAGTTTTCCTACCAGCTTCATCCTAGGGGTCCTGCCGGCCTTGATTGCTGCGGCAATTTTCTTGCCGACGCGGCTGCTTGCTTTTTTAATGGTAATTGAACCGGTCCCTGAATGCCCAACTTGCTTTCTATATGTCGCTAAGCTGCCAGCTATATTAACATCCTCATATGCCACAGCCACGTTAGCGTCGAATTTATCGACTTCAGCCCATAATTCATTATCTACCCACAAGCTTCCGAATGTCCCGTTAATAATTTTACTTGGATCCATCTATCTTCACCGTCCTTACACTGCTATTTCGATACTAATATCCTCCATCGCGTCCGCGAATTTGAGGTTACCGCCCAAGAATACGTTAGATTCAAAAGCCTTCTCTTTAATCTCTTGGTCAGTCATGTCTGTGGTATCAGTTCCAATACCTTCCCATGCCCTGCGTTGTGCTAACACGTCAACCCCAACGGTGTTGTCGCCCCTGGAGTCTAGCACTTCACCCTCAAGGCCGCGAAGGTAACTATTTATTGACGTGATAAATAGTACCTGATTATCGTAAGTGTTGAGTACCTTGCCGATGTACTCATCGTTAAAAACTCTCGATACATCTGATTTGATTAAGTCCATGCCCTCAATGATTTTGATCTTCTTGAAGACTTTGGATTTGCTGACGGTAGTCTCGGTTAGGCTGTTTACGCCGCGCCCAATTTTAATAGCTCCATCTTGGTTGATTAAGATTAGTTTCCCATCGTCGATATCCTCTCCGGGTTCTTCCGACTCAGCGATACTCTCAACCTCAGCTAATTTGAAGTACGTCGCCGAACGCGTAAGGCTTAACCCAGCAAGTATACCGGCTATTCGTGCGGTGTACTGGCTTGCCGTGTAGGTATTTTCTCCTACCACTATTCCTGCCGTTGCAAAGTTTACGATGCCCTCGTGGTCACTAACAGAGTTTGGCAGTACAGTCTTAAAGGTTTTCTTGTTGGCGCGCTGGGCTATAATCCAACCACTTACAGTCGAAACGTCTGCCTCTTCAATCCCCGGTATTGCTAACCAATCCCACTTCTTTGATCCTAATATTGCAATTTGGGCATTATAGTCGAGATCCTCTGCTGCCCCACGGACTACAATAACTTTGTTTGGCGCTCCCAAAAAAGCGTCCTTGATGTACTGCAGATTAGGCGCAGTCCAATCTGCGCTCGCCACATCGATCGCGGTATTGTACGAGTAGAACTTGTCTGTCATAGTTTCATCTCTTAATACTAAAGCCACAACTCCGCGAGCGCTCCTTGTTATCGCAGACACCGCGAGAGATTTAAATATAAAATCAATAATCGGTAGTCCCATGTCTCTTCATCCTCTCTACAGTCTACTTAACACTCTGTCAAATTCATCTATAATGATTCTGTCAAAGTCTCTCTCTATTTCTGCTTTCGCCTTGTCGAAAACAAAGTATCCTTGCTTAAATCCATGTTCATTACCATGCTTGTCCACAATGCGATGCCCACGTTCAATTAGGTGGGCATGTGGTGCGATCTTTGAAGACGTATATACTCTTACCGTAAGATCTCCCCTGCTATTTCTGTCTTCGAAAATTTTGCCGCGCTTTATAGATTTCTGGTAATTGCCGGTGTGTTTTCTTACAAGTCCTCTGGCTTTCCGGCGCACGATGGTCCTAGCCTTATTGCCTACTCTTCCCAACATCCGCTTTGCTTCTCGCGGGAAGTTACGTTCCAGATAAGTAATGTTCCTCTGGAATTCAACAAGACCCCTATGCTCTATTTCAAACATCTTGAT